CCCCCCAAACTCCAAACACGAACGGGGCGCTGTTGATCGGTCCAATATAACCAAACGCATCGTAGGTAGCCGCGTCATCAACCGTGCGCTTGTAATAATGAAATGCCCCAGATTGCGCACGAAGCGAAGCATAAACTGTTCTTACTGCCGAACACCGAATATAGGCCGATACAACCAGTGGTCTATCGGCTGTAACGTCATAGAAAATTGTGTCAGAAAGAGTGGACTCGTTATAGTCAAGTGTGATGCTCGCTGACCCATTGAACTTTACCTGTTTGCGGGTTAGGTCGAAATCGTACTGGTCTGCCCCTGGAGATTGTGAGGCATGACCCACGTACATTTTCTGAATCGTGAATGGAGAATCTGCTGCTGCCGACCCTCGAATGTATAGCTGAATGAAGTTGCCAGAGCGTCGAATGTACTCAGCCGGTATGACAATTCGATAGGTTCTAAGGTCGGCTATCTGAAGCGTGGTGTTGGCTTCAGCTTCACCCCATACCCAAGCTGTCGGGGCAAAGGTAGTGGAGGTAGAGCTTGTCGATGAAGTCGTGCTGGTACTAGAACTCGTGCTTGTACTCGACAAAGTTGAGGTTGACGAATATGTGGAAGTCGATGAGTGGGTCGTGCTCGATGTCGAAGTCGAACTCGTGGTTGTGGAACTCGACGTGGTTGAAGACGATGAAGTCCACCCGCTGCGAGTAGTCGTGGTTGTGGAACACGAACTGGTCGTAGTGCTTGAACTTGTTGAAGTCGAACTCGTAGTAGTGGTGGAACTCGTGCTCGTACTGCTTGAAGTCGTGCTGACGGTTGTGTGGGTAGTGCTGCTGCTGCTGCTTGAAGTCGAACTTGAACTTGTGGTGAAACTCGAACTCGTAGTGCTGCTGGTTGTGGTTGAAAGAGTTGTGCTGCTGCTGGTTGTGCTTGAACTCGAAGAAACCGTGGTGGAACTCGTAGTGGTCGAACTTGAACTTGTTGTGGAACTGCTCGTGGTCGATAGGGTAGAGAAAGTCGTGCTCGAAGACGAACTCGAACTTGAAGTAGTGGAACTGCTCGTTGTCGTGTGAGTAGTGGAGCTCGAACTACTCGTGGTGCTCGAAGTGGTGGTCAGTTGTGTGGTACTGGTGGTCGATGAGCTTGTGGTTGTGGTGCTTGACGTGGTGCTGATCGTTGAAATGGTGGAACTGCTCGAACACGAACTGGTTGTGCTCGAACTCGTGGTTGACGTACTGGTACAGGTGGAAGAACTCGAACTCGTTGTCGAACTCGTGCTCGAAGAACTTGACGTGACGCTTGAACTCGAAGTCGTAGACAGAGTGGAACAAGTGCTCGAAGAGCTTGACGAACTCGTGCTCGTGGTGCTTGAACTCGACGTAGTGGTGGAACTACTCGTGGTACTGCTTGACGAACTTGTAGTTGTCGTGGTGCTGGTTGTCGTGGTCGTGCTGGTTGACGAAAGACCAATGACAATATCATCCAGAATAAACTCGGCGGGTAAAAAGGTTGATGAAGTCGAATAGGTGCTGGTGCTGCTTGAAGTTGTGGTGGAACTCGTTGTCGAACTCGTGCTCGTGGTGCTGATCGTGCTGATTGTAGAAGCTGTGCTGCTGGAACTTGTCGATGAAATCGTGCTGGTGGAAGTGCTTGAAATCGTCGTGGTGGAGCTACTGCTGCTTGACGAACTCGTGCTTGTGCTCGTGGTGGTGCTTGATGTAGTTGTGGTAGTAGAATAGGAACTGGTCGTGGTTGAAATGGTAGTGCTGGAAGAACTTGAACTCGTTGTCGAAGTCGAACTCGATGTGGTGCTTGTTGAACTTGAACTCGAAGTGCCGGTGCTGCTGGTAGTGGTGGAAAAACTGCTCGTGGTGGTAGAACTCGAACTCGATGTGGTTGAAGTCGTACTACTCGAACTCGTGCTCGATAAAGTGGAACTCGTTGTGGTCGAAAGTGTTGTATGAGTGCTGCTGCTGGTGGTCGAACTCGTTGTGCTGCTCGATGAACTCGTGCTGACCGTGCTTGAAGTAGTGGTAACAATCGTTGTGGTTGTGGTGGATGATGAACTCGACGTTGTGCTAACCGTCGAAGTGGAAGAACTTGTAGTCGTGCTGCTTGTGGTAGTGGAACTCGTTGTGGTCGAACTGCTTGATAGATGCTGTTCGAAAATTACGTCTTCAGTGGGTTGAAACTCCACGTCCCCATCAACAAAGGTGGTTTCTGCTTTGGTAACTACTGAAACTGGCTTAGTGGTGGACGTCGTCGAAATTGTTGAAACCGTAGTGCTTGAACTGCTCGACGTGGTGGAACTATGAGTGGTGCTCGAACTGGTAGTGGAACTTGTAGTCGTACTACCCGTAGAGCCTGTGGTCGTGGTCGAACTCGAAGAGCTTGTTACGGTGGTGCTCGAACTGGTAGTGGAACTATAGGTGGTGCTGCTTGAAGTGGTACTTGAGAATGTGCTCGAACTCGTTGTGGTGGAAGACGAACTTGTGCTGACAGTCGTATGGGTGGTGGTGCTTGAAAGTGTGGTGGTAGAACTCGATGTGCTCGAACTCGTGGTTGTAATCGTGGTGCTGGTGGTGGAAGATGTTGATAAATGCTTTTCAAAAATAACATCTTCTGTCGGTTGAAATTCTACGTCACCATCAACGAATGTAACTTCAGCCTCGGTCACAACATCAATGGGGGATGTTGAAGAAGTCGAAACTGTTGAAGCCGTGGTGCTACAAGTACTGGAACTGCTCGTGGTCGAAGAAAAAGTAGTTGTACTCGAACTGGTAGTGGAAAGAGTCGAACAAGTCGTGGTACTGCTTGAGAACGTGCTGGATGTCGTAGTGCTCGAACTGGTTGAACTCAGAGTAGTGGTGGATACACTCGTGCTGCTCGTGCTTGACGTGGTGGTGCTGATGGTCGTGGTGGAAAGTGTAGTGGTACTACTCGAACTCGAACTTGAAGAAGTGGTCGATGAACTCGTGGTACTCGTGAATGTGGTTGTGGTGCTTGAGTAAGTTGTGCTGGAACTACTGGTCGAACTCGAACTCGTGGTGGTCGAAAAGGTTGAGGTGGAAGACTGTGTGCTCGAACTTGTGCTCGTAGCAGACGTGCTTGTGGTCGTGCTGCTTGACGTGGTTGTTAAAGAGGTGGTGGTTGAAGAAAAAGTGGTCGATGAACTCGTGGTACTTGATAGCGTGGTGGAACTACTGCTGCTTGAGCTTGAAACAGTAGTGGAAGAACTCGTGGTAGTCGAACTCGAACTCGTTGTGCTGGTGTGGGTGGTCGTGGTGCTGCTTGTGGTGGTAGAGCCGGTTGTCGAACTTGAACTCGTGGTGGTAGAACTCGTTGTCGTATGAGTGGTGGAAGTAGTTGAAGAGGTGGAAAGATGCTTCTCAAAGATCACATCTTCTGTCGGCTGAAACTCTACGTCACCATCGGCAAACGTGACTTCTGCCTCAGTCACAACCTCAATCGGGGCTGTCGATGACGTTGACAGGGTAGAAGCCGTGGTGCTGCAAGTGCTCGAAGTCGAAGTAGTACTGGAACTCGTTTCGCCCGGTTCAGTCGTACTTGTGGTGGATATGGTAGAAATAGTCGATGTACTCGAACAAGTGGAACTGAATGTGGTACTCGAACTGGTGGTTGTGCTGAAACTGGTGGAAGATGTTGTCGTACTCGAACAAGTGGTGCTGCCAGACGTAGTGGTGGATAAAGTAGAAGAACTCGTTGTGGATAAAGTGGTACTCGAACTGGTGGTGCTTGACAAAGTTACCGAAGGGCTTGTGGTTGAAGTCGTGGTAGAAGAGCTAGAACTATGCTTTTCGAAACTGACATCTTCAGTCGGTTGAAATTCAACATCTCCATCGGCAAAGGTTACGTCAGCTTCATACGAAGCCGAAATCGTAACCGTTGACATGGTAGAAGTCGTGGTTGAACTCGTAGTGGTAGAAAGAGTGCTTGCTGTGCTCGAAGTGGTGGAAAAAGATGTTGACGAAGAACTCGTGGTGCTCGAAAAGGTTGTCGTAGATGAACTCGTGGTGGTGCTGCTTGTAGTGGAAGAGGAACTTGTAGTGGAAGAAGTGGTTGCTGCCGGGGTGTATGTAACTGTTATTCTAACTACATAAATATTTACTCTACCAGTGGCACCCCGAACTACCGTAACACGACAATCGAGATTTTGAACATCAGACCAGCTCCACGTACCTGGAGCATTTGTATCTGAATAAATTGAAAACTCTTCAGACCAGTTCTGAGAACCCTCTGCTATGGCTGTGGTAGCATCGTGGTTGTCACCAACGCTGCTCCCACCAAAATAGGGAGTCAGTCTAAATTTAATATTTGCTATGGTACTGTTGCTTGACCATATAGCTGCAAGCGAAACCCCGGTAATCGTGCCTAAGTTCGTACCCGCACAAGAATTACCTGTTAGTTGAGCGTAACTCCCATTATCATTATCTCTGCCATAAGTACCATTGTCTCCATCTACTATTTTGGCACCATCAGTATCCCAAGCACCTGGGTTGCCTGAGTCCCACGCATTAAATTCGTAGGTAACGGTTGCCATCTTACTTTTCCACTCTTACCCGAATATACCCTACGTGGGTAAACGGGCCTGTGTAAAGCAACCACTCGCTGCCATTGCACTCTGCTATCGTTGTTCCTTTCTTGTATTTTATCACGAAATCATCGCCGGAACCATACTTATTCAACTTCAGCACAACCCGTTTTCGAGTATCACCAATTCGCCAAGGCGCGTTCATTTCCATACTGTCGCCGGTATGAAGCCCGATCTCTTCAGAATCGCCAGACCCCCGAATTGTGCCAGAACCAGACCAATTACCGGCAAACGGTTTAGACCAAAGCTCTTCAATCGCCGTTACATGACCAAAACACACCGACCCCATATACAACCCTGGATAGGTCGTTGTGGTGGTGGACATTGTTGAAGACGTTGTGGTGCTCGAACTCGTGCTCGAACTTGACGTACTTGACGATGAAGTAGTGGAGGTTGTAGTTGAACTGCACGTTGTCGAACTCGTTGTGGTGGTAGAACTCGTGCTCGAACTCGTGGTTGTTGTCGAACTCGACGTGGTGGTACTCGAACTCGTAGAAGTTGAAGTGCTCGATAGCGTTGTGGAACTACTCGTGCTGCTTGAGGTTGTGGTCGAACAAGTTGTGGTGGAAGACGAAGTGCTGCTGACCGTGCTATGAGTGGTTAAGGGGGTAATCGTCGAAGATGATGAACTCGACGTAGTGGTGGAACTACTCGTGGTCGATGAAGTCGAAAAAGTAGTGGAACTCGTTGTAGACGAACTTGAACTCGTTGTAGTGGTGGAACTCGTTGTGGTACTGCTGCTTGAACTCGTAGTGGTCGAAGACGATGAACTGGTAGTGGAACAAGTTGTAGTGGTCGAAGACGATGAACTCGTTGTAGTACAAGACGTGGTGCTGGATGAACTCGTGCTCGAAGAGGTAGTAGTAGTGGAACTTGTCGTGCAAACCCCTATACCTTCATGAGGTACAAATTGAACATCTTCATCCTGCCAGCGTTCATCAACGGTGTCCTTAAAAAATATGTCGATTGTTTGAGTTACACCAATGGTTATGGTTGTGGAAGATGACGTGGAAGATGACGTTGACGTTGAACTTGTCGTGCTGCTGGTTGATGAGCTTGTGGTAGTGGTACTCGTAGTAGTGGAGCTTGTGGTGGTGCTGGTCGTAGCATTTGAAGGTATATGAGGGTAAAACGTAGCCCCATCAGACCTGAACTCAGTAGGGTCATCTTTGAATGGGATACTACTGGCAGCCCCAAGATCAACTGTTGTAGTCGTGGTGGAAGACGATGATGATGTTGTGGTGGAAGTCGTAGGTAGAGGGGTTTCATGCAAAACTATGTGTGACCCCACATTGTAATCAGCATTGGCCGCAACAGCTATTTGAGTACCCGTTGTGCCGGATGAGGGCCAAACTCTTCGGTGCATGGAACAACTTATATTACCCGAACCCGTACCTGTGCGATAGTCTAAACATTCGGTGTAATTTGTCGGGGGAGACCAAGTTGTGCCATACATCGAACTGGCACAATGAATGACCATATCCCCAATTAAAACAGAAACACTTGGGGCCGTGCAGTTTGCCGTAGTTGAGTTGTTTACTTGGGCAAGGTTGGCTGTAACTGATAAACTGCCATCACCACGAAAGGTAGAAATGCCTCCACAAACCTCATCAGACGAATTGAGCGACCACGTATACGAAGCCGGTTCTGAAGCCCCGGCAACTTTGCTGTAAACATATTGTCGATGGATTCTGGTAGAAAGAGCAGTGTTAAGAAGAAGTGACCACCCCGAAGGTGCGGCACCAGGAGCTATGTTGATTCGATCTGTTGCGTCTTCTACAATAATTAAAGCAACCATCAAATCGCCTTGTTGGGTGCTGGTGGGCTTATTGATGGTTATGGATGCTGCGGCAGTGCTACCTCCAGAGGTGAAGTTTATAAATGATATTGTCATGTTTCATATCACCTTCCATCACCTCTGATTAAATTTCAAATTACATACCACCAATCGACATGCCTGAAGCAACCCCGCCCCCACTAGTTACCGAAACTCCAGTAGGTACAGCTACAGATAGCGTTTGGGTGCTGCTATTTGTCACAGACAATCCGGAAAAGCTATCAAGATCATCGCCGCCTGTCACAGCTTCAATACCGTCACCACCTAAAGGCTGAGTATATGCCAATGTAGCTGTCTCACCTGAATATATAGTTCTCGACAGGCTATAAACCAATGTAGTCGTGCCAGTGCCGGAAGCATAGGTCATTGTCACAGCACCGCCTGAAGCACTCAGCACCCACCCACCACTGCCGCCAGTGCCGATTTGTGCTTCGGTGTCAAATGAAACAGATATGGTATTCCCGCCCCCGCCGATCACCACGCCCGCAGGGATCGTGAGGGTGGGGGTGCTCTCACCTCGCAGCGGGTGGGGGTATTCGTAGGGAACTATCTCTGTTGCATCATTCCAATTATTACTGCCACATATATACAGAGTCCCGATTATATACGTTGATGGGTTTCTATCACCACCACTAACATTACTACTAGCGCCTGTTAGGTTGCTCAAATCTGAGCACCCTTGACTAGTAGCCCAATATGCTGTTCCGGCAGTACACGTTGGTGGTCGGTTCCCCAAAGTCCCACACCCTATGCCGCCGCTACCATTATATGATGCGTTATAATTATATACCTCGTCATCTAGGTCGACGCTGTATTGGTCATTAGCTGTTGGACAAACTGGAGTTGATTCTCCAACAGAATCCGCACATACGTTTTGTGATATTGAGGCTACAGTCTCCGTTGTGTTGTTTTTCAAGTTGCGGAAATAATATGTGCTAGAAACGTGCTGCGGTTGGGCATTATCAGTTGGGTTATAATGGTCGCCAACCTCCTCACGGCTCTGCATGGAAACAGCACCCGATGATGTTATATTGTTATAAAAAAATAATGACTTTCCACCGCGCTGATCTATGACCCTCATACCAATATTGTGTGTCGATACGATTTTATTGCCATAGAGTTCAAACCCCATACTACCATAATTTCCACCCGACCCCATATTGCCATGAGCGTCAAATAGCGGATATGCACCAGCACTACTATTGGTGTAATATATTGTATTATATCTAAATGCAGACCGACCACCTAAACCGTGGTCATTATAGTCCCACATAGTAATTATGTTGTCCTCGTAATACATATTATTAGCAGAGCCGAATACAAAACTATAATTATCCCATGTTGTAGCGTTGTTGCCGTAATTACTGATACACAATGACGGCCTGTTTTCTTGGGTAATAATGTTCTTGTAGACAACTCCGTAAAAATGGCCGTATGTATGTATTGATTGGTCTGCGTTGTTAACAGCGTTGTCGAATATTTTAACATTTGTTTGATATGTCGATGAACTATTACGCAGCATCAGCCAACCTGAGTTCCAGCCTAAATTAAAAGTGAACCCACTCAAACTAAATCCGGTTGTACCGGGAGATGCTGGCTGAAAAACAACTAAATAATATGATGTCCCGCTTCTATCACCACTGCCGATGTATCCTCCGTTTATTATAGTTGTGCCAGCACCAGAACCTACTATATTTATCGGTTTTGTTATTAATAATTGGTCAGGCCAGCTTTCAGTTCCAGCACCAACATTAATAACATCCCCATTTTGAACCGTGCCTGGATTATCGTTGTTTATCAGATTGTTTAAGGAAGTGTAATCAGGTGTGCAAGTCCATGACGGGCTGCTTCCGGTGCATCCCGCTTCAGATATTTGCGGCAATAAACCGCATAGCAACACAAGGAGGAATATTATTTTAGAAGTTTTCATGTTTTGATTTCTACGGCGCAACGCTGTTGATTGTGACATAGCCTATTTCCATGTTTGCGTATTGTACGTTAGAGCCGTTTTTCCCTATTATAAAATATCGCCCATCTATGTCATCTGGTGTAAATTTGCACTCTGCATCAGCATCACACGTTGTTGACTCTCCACCGACAATCCGCAAATAGCTGTTCGCAGCCGTGGCGCCGTCGAGATAAATTTTGAAATAATACCATGTATCCAAAGCGATAGTAACGTAGGCAGAGCTTGCATCTCCTTGCCATCTAATGGTATAGGCATCGCCCGTTCTCAAAAGTTGCGCCCGTTGCCCACTGGCCCCCTCGTTTGATGTTGACCAGCCAAAAACATATGCACTTTCATCGTCCCCCATTACAAACGATGTAAACCGGACGGAAAACTCTATTGTGGTATTATTTGTTTTAGCTAATCCTGACCCGTTATCCCAATAAATCCGTTCTCTGTTCTGGGTTGACGAAAAAGTTATGTTGAGTCCGTCGGCGCAGCTTCCGTCTGGGTATCCAGCCGTCAAACTGTGTCCGTAGGTCACAGCATGGCCGTCAGCAGTGATAGGTTTTGTCCAGGTGTTATCTGGTGTGCTCGCAAAACCCTCACGCAAAATATTACCCGCTGGAGTCACGCATCCCACCGCCACCCCACCCCCCTCAAGCACCGTCAAGATTCGCGCTTCAGCCGGTGGAGGACCGACCATAGGCGGCAGCTTATCCGCAGGGGGAGTGTAGCCTATGGCTCCGGTTGCCAGAAGCAATACGAGAATTGCAATTACTTTCTTCATAGCGCCCCCTTACGGAGTCAGTTGGATGATAAGCTGGTCCACCCCGCTCGGCTTCATATACATTGTGCTCGGCAGTTTATCCGCAGGAGCAACGTAGCCGGGCCGGGTGTAGGTTGCAGTAGCGGAGCGGCCAGACTCGCCCGTACCGTTATAGGCAGTCAGTTGGAACGAATACTCAGCCCCAGGCATGAACATGTTATCGTCCAGAGCCATCGTCCGAACGGCTGCGCCCGTGACGGTTTTGGTGTAGACCGTGGCCGGGGAGTCGGTCTTCCAGAAATACATGGTATAGCCGACCGTGTTCAGCCCGTCATGGGTCCAAGTTGCCGTTGCTGCAAAAGCCGTTAAAGCGAAAAGCAGGATTGCCGCGATGATGAGAAGTTTCTTCATGGTGTCTCTCCTTTATTTGTTGAGTTTATGGTTATGGTACTGTCCAAGTGCCTTTGTAGCCAAGCACCGTCCAATGTGCCACATTGGTTGCGAAGTCTGTCAGCACCAAGCATACATAGTCCCCTGCGGCTTCTGCGGTGTCGTTGTGAATGTCACCGCCAGCCGCACCAAGAGTGCCTCCCAGACGAATTTTGTCTTCAGCATCGCAGTCAATTAAAACTTCATAGGCACCTGTGACGTATATGCAAAAAGACAGCCCCACACCAGTCGTTGCATCTACATCCGGTATGACCCATGTGCCAGCCTCGGTCGCTAACTGAATAGAACCATAAAGATCAAGGCCAGAAAGAGTCTTGCCACCACCGGCAACCACTGGGATTCTGCCAGTCAGAAGTTGTGTCGTTTCCACCGACTTTGCCGAAGCGTCAAAACCAAGGAACTTGGTCAGCGTACCGGCAATCATTGCCTTCAGTTCAAAGTCTGCATCCTCCGATCCATCGGTTGTGGTTGTCAGATTGGCCCCGATGGTGACATGATCTCTGGTTTTCACTTCAGCATCAGAGTCCCGAAATGATGCTGTTGGGGCAGCAGATGGTGCCCCAACCAAGACCTTGCCATAATAGCCGATGAGCTTCCAAACACCATTGGTTGGGTCCCCGGTTGGCGCGTAGGTGGCATCATCGGGTCTAACATAAATAGGGGAAGATTCCGCATCTTCCGCATCATCGTCAAACTTGAAAACGTAAAAATAATCTGTCGTGGCAACAAAGCCAATGTCCCCATCAGTCAAAACGGCGACTGAGATTTTATCGAGACACCCCGTAGTGCCCCCGGTCAGACAGGTAAACCCGCGAATGACGTTAGCTCCACTCTCTTCGGTAAGCCCCTCAAGCCATCCAGCGGGTTTGGTGGTGGCACAGGCAACCAAAGACACCAGCATGAAACCGATTGCGAGAACTTTGAAAATCTTTTTCATTTTGTTTACCTCACATTTTTACGATTAGTATTGAATCCTTCTTCGATGGTTGCCAATATTCATACGTCTGAGGCTCAATCAGAAACAAACCCTCTTCGGCCAGACAGATATTTAGGGTGTGAATGTTATCAACCCCCCTGAATCTGGTGCCGAACGCTTCACCGAAAGAGAATTGAAATTTAGCGGTGGGGGTATCTATGCAGAACTTTTTGATGTAGGCATTCGCCAAGAGAGCGTAATCGTCACAGTCCATCAATTCGCCATCTGGTCGAAGCTTGGCAACCCCCGACGAAATAAGCAAGCCCTCTATACCTTTGATAGAGGGCTTGTCGTAAAAACGGTCTTGCATCCAGACGAATTGAATATCAGGCCATTGGGCTTTTATGATTTCTCTGATCTCACTGGCTTTTATCTGCATCTTTTCCCCATCGACTCAACCATTCGTAAATGGTGTATTTTTGTTGTCGCTCGATCAAAGCTCTGTGCTTAGAACACTTCGTAATAACATCATCCAAGATATTGCGTTTTGTTTGTGGTCTGCCCTTGCTACCTTCCATAGCCTTTTCGACAAACTCACGACCACAAGCACAGAAGTAAGCAATAAAACGATTTCGAAGACTGTCATCGTAGTTCCAATTGTAACCGCGTTTTTCGCCATGATGGTACAAAGGTTCGTCTGGGTAAATCCATTTCTTCATCCCCATCGTGGCAAGTGCATAGTTGATAAAGTTTTCACCCCCACCGTAAATGCCGAGTTCAACGGGCCAGCCACCGAGTTTATCGTAAATTTCCCGTGACATGAGCATACCGCACGTTGACATGCACGGCACTTCGTAGGGTGCCCCGCTTTCTCTGAAAGTCGTGAATGAGTAGTGGAGTTCATGTGTCTCTGGCACCCACACCAGTTTGTAAATCAGCCGGTGGGCCTCAAGTATTTTGTATGTCAGTGGCAGATGGATCGTGCCGTTTAACTCGCTGTAGTGCTGGTCATAAAATTTCAGCATTCCAACGATTGAATCTCCAGCAACACAATGCCCGTCCACGAACCACAAATAATCGCCGGTGGAGTTTTGCACACCAAAATTCTTTGCTTGCCAGTGTGAAAGCTTATCTTTGTAATGTAAGTATCGAAGCCATCGGTTTCCACGACCAGCACAGGCTTTGACCGCTTCCGCACCTTTGTCTTCAGTTCGGTTCTTGCCATCAACTACCTGTTTGGCGACCTCATCACACCAGTTGTTGATTGCTATGACTTCGTAATCGAACCCCCCATGCCGCAAAGCTTGATTCACGCTCTGCAATGTAAACAAAATCTGAGGGAACTCGTTTACAAATGGTATAATAACCGAAAGCTTCATTCATTCACCTCTTTTTTGGTGATTTTTTTCTTGCGGGGTAGGAGTCGCTTTTTAGCCTTCATTACCGGCTTCGACTCTACGACATCGGGCTTGCGGAGAACAATGCCGTGCTGCCCATAAATCCAAACCTGACCGCTTGCATCGACATCGTGTGAGTACGTATGTTCAAGAATCTCAAAGCCTGCCTTGGTTACAAGGTCAGACATTTTCCATTGTGAGAGTAATATACCGGCCTTAAAAACCTGTGTCAAGGAACCTTTCTCTGTAAAGCCTTTTTCATCTTGTTTCTCTATTTCAAGGTCGGCAGAGTATTCCTGTGGGGTTTCCCTTCTTTTTGATTTAATCAAACGGGGGTAATAGATGACAGATATCCCTTTCGGCTTCAGCACCCGATAAATCTCAGAAAGAACTTTCTCAACGTACTCTATTGTGGGAAAGTGCAAGAACACCACCCACGAATGCACGAAATCGAAAAGGTTGTCTTCATACGGCAATTGGTCTGCGGGGGCCGTGTGTAAATTCATATTGAAGATGTCGTAACCTCTCGAAGCCCAATCCAGTAAAATGAATTCTTCCTCCTCATGAACATCAATGCCAAAAGACTGTTGAAAATAATGTGCCGCCGAAAGCACCTGTAAACCGCTACCAAAACCAATATCTAAAGATTTATCCAACCGACTCAGATATTTTTGGGCATGAGGGATCATGAGATTTACAAAAATTTTGCTGGCGTTATCTCTGGCCTCTTCAAAATTCTTACCCCCATCGAAAAGGGTATAGAATTTATCCACGTTTTCTTCTCGAACCTTTCGAACGAGATTTACATAGTCTTCGAGTAGGGGCATTGTTAAGTCTCCTTTTCCCACCTCAGAAACCAAGCTTTGCTGCCTTGCTTTCTGAATTTATTTTCAACCATCCATTTTCTGCCCAGATCGACAATCGCCGGGGGGTCGTGTGACTTTGCGAAAACTCCATATCGCCACTTGGCAACTTCTGTCATGATTTCTTTCGGCCCCCGATGAAATTGTTTTTCTGGGTTCAAGGTTGTGTCGATATGGGGAGCTGTCTTTCTGATAAACTCAGATTTTATGATTGAAGGGTGCCCACAAAAGCCGACTGACATTTTCAGATTTTCGGGGCATTCAAAATATCGACCGTTGTAAGGGAAGAACAAGTTCCAATTTTTCATCGACGCTGTCCCCGCCTTGAACTGAGGCAACCGCAATAGAGCCAAGTCGGGTTCGGCTTCGAGTATTTCAATCATCTCGTTCAGATTTACTTTACGAACCAGTTCCCAATCGTCTTCGAGATGCAATACATATTTGTCTCTGACTTGAAGCCAAGTCCACTTAAAGGCTTCGCTAAAATTGGCAACGAGTGGGGTTCTCGAACACACATGATCGAAATACATGCGGCAGACATCAATCGTGAGAAGAGAGTCATGCTCCGGCCCAACAGGGTCTACATTTATAATGACGCGACACGAAACCCCCTGAAGAAGATTCTGGCAGAAAGAGCCAAGAGTTTTCTGCAATACGTTCGAACGTCTGCTGGCTGTGATGGTTATGTCCACTTTTTGAATACCATTAAATTATCATAATAGGCTTTGATACCTTTTTTGTGCCGCCAAGGTTCTATTCTTTTTCTGAATTCCAACACAAGGTCGGACTGAGCCTCATACTTTCTCTCATTGAACTTCTCGTACCAGTACGCCGGAGGCTGACAATTCACATGCGCCAAACCGTCTTGGCCGGGGGGAGCTGCGGTGAAAATTATCAGGTTTGAAAAGGAACAACAATTATCCACCAATTGATTAGCATATTCAGGTTCGATGTGCTCGGCCACTTCAAGGCACATGCAAACGTCGAAAAGTGGAGCTCCCCAATCAATCGGCGCTCTCAAGTCATGCAGATAGATATTGCTGCTTTCTGCCATGTACGAAAGGCAATTTTCACAACCCTCAATGCCAACTGCCATCACATTGTAATGCCGATTGAAGTACCCAATGAATTCCCCTATGCCGCAACCAAGATCGACAATAGTTCTGAACGGGCCAAAGGTCTTCCACAATGCTTGGCAGAATGGTTCAGTTCTCCAATTCAGTTTGGTACGCTGTCGAAACCATCGCTCGGTGTAGGTGGCTTTGAGATTGATTCGTTCCATTCAGATAGTCTCCTATTCAGTTCGGTCGCGTTGGGCTTCTCAATCTCTTTGATGAAACGAAATAGGGTACTCATGGTGGGTAGAATGTGCTCTTCTTCTCCGTTCACAGATCGGTAAAATTCGAAAACCTTTTTTCGGTCGATGTTTGATTTCAAACATTCGTGGATAGTTTCTGCCACTTGTTCGGGTCGCCGGTTATTGGCTATGCGGCAAAAGGGGTTCTCGTAGACTTCAGGTTGATGATAGCGGGGGTTTGCAATAATTAATGGGGTGCCACATCGAAGGGCTTCAAGGGGACCACGGTCGTTCTGACCACTTTCCCCCAAATAAACGAATAATTTTGATTGATTGTAAACCTCATTTAATAATGGTCGCTTCATCATACCCGGCATGGCTACGTCTAAGCCCCACCTTGCCACGTTCTGCGGTATAAGGTGAGTGTTGACCCCCCTCATGATTTTACCGGGCATAATCGCTTTTAGATTAATTCTGTAGCGGTCTTTGTAAGCTTTCAGAGCTTCAATTGTGCGCCATTGGCCTTTTCGATCATGAATATGAGAGGCCCCGACACAAATATCGTACTTGGGGGGCAAATCTTGAGGGTAAAAAATATCAGGGTGGATTGGCTTATTAAATTTGAACCAGAAGCGGCCCAATCGGTCTATCTGATTTTTTCTGATATAATCGTCAAGAATGACATCCCATATCGGCCAACGCTGTCTGCCGGTGTTAGCCGCATACAACATCAACCAATGGCCCCTGCGCCTCAGTTCTTCGAGAATGACGAACCACGAACGAAACCCCCCACGAACCCAGATAATATCGTCGGACCTCAGATAATCGTAAATGTAACTTATTAGGGGGATAACCGTGACCGGCAGATCATAGATTCGGGCCGTGCCGGGGTAGCGGTTCGATTCGATGAAAACAAGCACATCGTCAAAAACCTTTGTTTCTTTCAGCCGCTTCAAAAGCCATGCGTACCCTTCAGACTGAAAACCCCCAGACTCGACGGCAAAGAAATTGCGGGTGGGGACTTTCGGTTGCCATGCGATAGGCTTTGTGTCGTCCGCTGCGCCGCATTGAGTGTATAGAAAGATTAAACGCATTTAGGTTCCTTCAAAAAGATTCTCGTGGAACACTTTCTTTCTTCAAGCATTTGGCTGTACTTGGTGGGCTTCAGGTTTTCTTTATCGACGGTTTCTTGAATACCCTCTATGAACACCTCCGTACCCCAATCGTGAACCCCCAAGAAATCGCCGGGGTTGAGATATTGAGCGTACATATTTATTTCTTTCATTTTGTTGCCGTTGTCACAGTATAGGAATTTCTTTTCTGGACGAGACAACAAACCAATCAGGTTTTGATTGGGGTCTAACAGAATGTTCTCAATATGAAAGTGGACATTATCACCAAAGACTTCTTTCTGAAATGCTAAAAGCTCCTCTATGGTAATCGGCTTGTGGGCCTTGCTCAAATTCTTCATAAAATTTCTGTAATCGAATGTGTGAATCTCAGCTTCTTTATTTGCTTCATGAAACAAAGCCGTAACCCCGCAATAGAGAGTGCCAAGTTCCACAATCAATGCGGGGTTCTCGTTCAATAAGAAAGACTCAATGACCGGGTAAGCCTCAATCTCGTGAACGATGATTGTTTTAAGACCCTCATGACACCGGCTGTAATAATAATTCCGCAAGATTTTCATATCGAAAGCATCTCCTGCATGACCGGGGCGTAAGCGTTGTGATAGAGATAGTCCATATTGTAACGCTGGCGCATGAAGGTCTTAGTTTTAATCGCTTCATTCTCCCGCATTCGGGCAACGATGATGGTTGCCAAGTCGATCCAGTACTGTTCACTTGGGCAAACCCACGATTGGTGGTATGAGCCAAAGTCAAAGTAGAGAGCGTGGTTGCCACTAATTTCCATCTGCATCTGAAGACTCTTGTTCAGCACAGGCAAAACCCCGCCAGCCAAAGACGCTTCAGGCACAACCAGACCAAAACTCTCTTCTCGTGTGGGGAAGATAAACAGGTTCGAACACAGAAACAACTCTCGAACCATTCGGGTGGGTATGCCAACATCGAACTTGGGGCTTTCGAAGTCTGAGGTGAAAATCATGTCTTTGCCCGACACAAGCCCCGCCTGTTTGCCGACTTCTCGAAACTTGTTCGTGTCTTCTTTCTGCTGTCTGCCGGTTGCCCATTGATTGCAAACGACAAGACAAACCGATTTACCCATTGCTTTGATCTCCCCCAAAATCTTCATGACCATATCGACCCGCTTTGAAGAGAGCCGGTCAACCGAAGCGGGGAGAATATTGACAACATCGGCTTGCATGACAGCGGGGTAGGCTTTGATGAACCGACAGGTTTCATCAGAGAATTCAAAAAACGATCTCAGGTCTTTGATGTGTGGGATAATTCGAACGTGGTCGTCCAACCCCCGGTACTGCTCGGCAACGCGGGTGCGATCTGTCCAGTTCGGGTAAACGATTTTGTGCTTCTTGCCGTACTCGTTAATCTTCCACCAATCGGATTTGATTGAAGGTATGCTGTGAATCCAATGCAGCCAGCCCACCTTCGGCAAAGCCGGGGTCGCCACCCGACACCCTTGACCGTAAGGCATGAACCAGCCGGTGAAAATGAAATCGTGGGTAAAGGCAATCTGGATTTCTCTTTGTTGCAAAGTGCTCGTTAAAACTTCGGCAGTTTTGGTTATGAGGGCTTTGTGATCTTCGGTGAGGTCTAATCGTGATCGGTAGTCTTTAAGATGAGAAAATGGAATGTCTTTGCAAAGCGTCACGTCATCTGAAAACTTCTCGCCGTGATACCGCTCGCTGACATAGAGGTAAACCTTATGCCCGTAGTTGGCAAGCATTCGAGCTTGGTCTTTGACGATGCCTGTCAGCGAGTACCCTGGACTGAATTCTTGAAACGTGGTCAAGATTGCAATGTTCATGGTCGATTCGGTCTCCTTTCTTTCTGCCGATTGTGGGGTAGAGTATCCTATACTTTTTTGAAATAGTCAAGTTCTAAACCAAGAACTGAATATCTCGAATTGAAAAACTGGCCTCAATATTTGAACCCCACTCAAGAAGATATATATCCCAATTATTATTAAAAATTAAATCCAAAGTTTTTGTGGTTTCGCCAGCACTATATGAAGAATTGTAACCGTCACCTGTAGAAAGCAAATGAACCATATTAAATGGGGATTCTGGGTTTCTATTATAAATAGCAAAATCAAGAGATGAAATGTCAGACGAACAATAAAGAGTAAATTTTATCTTGGTTGGGCGATAGCCAGTAAAATCTGCGTGATCTGAGTATAAACTAATAGTACCATACGAGTATTGACTATCCCATTCACTATTGCCTGAATCCCAAGTGCCACTCCCTACAAACCAATAATCGTTCGATCCATCGTCGTGAAGTTTCTGCTCCCACATAAGTTCTCTGGTGGTAGTGGTTGTACTTGAACTACTCGATGTGGTGGTGGAAGAACTTGTAGTTGTCAAAGTAGATGAACTACTTGAAGTTGATGCCGTAGAACTCGTGGTGCTTGCTGTTGAAGAGGTAGTCGAAATACTTGACGTGCTTATAGTCGATGCCGTCGAACTCGTGGTGCTTGAACTCGACGTAGTGGAAGAAGATGTCCACCCTGGTCGTGTAGAAGTCGTAGTGCTGTAAGTTGAAAGCGTGGTCGTGGTGGTAGAGCACGTCGAAGAACTTGTGGTTGAAATTGACGAAGTGGAACTCGATGAAGAGCTTGTCGTGGTTGTAGTGCTTGTCGTGGTGGTAGAAGAAGATGTCCAACCTGTGCGAGTGGTCGAAGTCGTACTGCTGGTCGAAGTTGTGGTCGAAGTTGAAGTGGTTGACGTGCTGGTTTGTTGAGAACTGACACCGGAATTCAAAAACTCAATATTGGTAACATTGAATTCCGTATTATCAGAACTACCAACTTCCAACTGTATGGAATAAAGATTATTTCGACCCTGCCAGTTTAGAGAAACCTCTGTGTCTGAAGAATAACTCGTGGAAACATAAAGGTTTGAACCATTAACGTCTTTAATCGTAAGCACCGGATTTGTACCAACATGATTATGAGATATTCTAACTTTTTCCGGCCTAAACCCCCGAAACCAATCCCCCAACGCTCGCAGCTTGCCTCCATCTGCGGTAGCATGAATATTAAACCGCCATCTGTTGTTACCAGAATCCCAGGCAGCCTCTACAGCATCACTTGTATCGAGTTGATCTGGTTCCCACTTCAAATTATTAAATATAGACAACCACTCTGCTTGGTAGGTCAAATAAACAATATTATCATCGGGGTCGAATTTATAAGAGTGCAAAAATTGATACTCGTAATTAGCAAGTCTTCGGCTACTCAACCTGAAAACAATAGTAACCGAATTGCCAGATGCCCACCCAGGTCGGTCAATAATTTCCTGTAAAATGTTGGAGAGATTCGGGGACATTAAGGCAGTCGAAGAACCATAAGGAACATAATATACCAAATTTTGCCAATCTCTATATGCAGAAGTTAGAGGCAAACTATCATAATCAACAAAACTCAAGAAGCCGGAAGAATTGTCAACATCATGCCCATATATTCTATAACTGATTGCGTCTGTAGTGACCGAAGCGGAATCAAGAGGTAAAGCAAATTTGAAAGTTTTTATGGTTGCCCCAACAGGTATTGTCAAGTTAGTTACACGAATTGCAAATTCACTCCAATAGTAGGTTTGGGAAGGGGGGCTACCTGGGCCATAATCGTTAAGAACTCGAACACTACCATAATAATACCCTGGATCATATTCCCCACCTTCAATCAAAGTGGCAATGCTGACTTCTTCCTCACCATCAAAATAATAATCTTTAGCTCCATTAGCTATTCTAATTGTAACTTCAGTACCAGAGCCATAATTAACAACCAGGGTTGGGATATTGCTCAAACCCCCATAAGCTGAATAATAATTATACGAAAGAAAAGCTGCTGACACCTGTTCGTTAGTTCCAACTGATGGGCAAGTTATACCAAACAAAACAGAATTGCCAGATGACCACCCCGCAGTGTTCACAATCGTTTGTAAAATTGAAGCCAAATTTGGGGAAGTCTTTGAAGTGTAGCTCGATTCACTATTGCCAATAGCCCACGAAACTGAGCTACCCCACAATATTGCTATAGACTCAAAATAGTCCGTAGCGGCTTGAACATTACTGCCTTGAGCCAATCGAATGCTTAAATTGCCAGAATGAGTTCCATCAAACATACCTTGAAAACTAATATAAGCAGAATTTATAGTCTCTCCAAATGGTATAGTCACATTTTCAAAACTCAAATGGGCCTCATTAAAAACATCGTAAGACAAAATAGAAGTGGTAGTATTTTGCCTGCCAGATAAAACATAGATGGGGCTGTGTAACCATGAATACTGAGAATTAACTCTGGTAATCCCGCTAATAGGTCTATCCCCAAGTTCCTGTAAAAGGGGCACTTCAGAAGACTCAGATCGAGCCAACACTTTTACCCCCTGGCCCCCCGTATTTGTAATCTGAATAACCCTAAACTTACTTGAATTTGCAGTAATCAACCCCAAAAATAAATTATCGAGATACCCACCAGATTCAAAATCAAATTGAATTATATCGGCTTTCTGCAAACCAAGAAGATACTGCCCCCCTGTAAATTCAACATACAAAGTCGGAGCATGAAACTCTCCCAAATACCAAGACAAAAAGCCTCTTACCTGAAATTCCCCTGTTAAGAAATTCAGGGTTATAGGACTACCCTCAAGAACCCCATATACGGCTTGACTCTCAGTGCTTTCCCCCACCACAACACTTTTCATTGTGGAGAGTTCATCTTTAGAATTTTGCTCTACCCAATACTTTTTATACGTGGCAGAAACTTTATTTTTTAACTCTGCTCTTTTTGAATACCAAACCTTCACAGAGTCCATATCTAATCTTGATTCAGGCATCACCAAAGAAACGGTAGAATAATCAGGCAAGTAAACTATCTGATGTTTACCCTCATCAAAAAACTGAGTTGACTTCGCTTGAAAAGCCAACTCAGACAAAAACTCATTAGGTGAAGCCGGGCGCTCAAGCAGAACAACAGATAAGACCAGCCCGTTTTCTTCATAAGTGGATTCTACCGAAGTATAAGAAGTGCCAAAGTTGGCTACTCCCCACCCACAATAATTAACTAAGAAATGCTTTGCAATCAAATGAGGGCGCTCTATAACAAACCCTTCTCCTCCATAATTACCACTGCTATCTGCCATCCAACCACGAACATCGGCTGAAACTGCTCCACCAATGACCGTATCTGCTACGCTATTGCCTGTAAGAGTTACCGTACCAACCTTTGAAGCTTGTCCGGTTTTATCAACATCTGCAAGGTCTTCGGTTGTACCGCCAACGTCCGTTACAATAACCTCAATCCAAACCTCTTTCAAAAAGGCATACCCTATCGGGTTTGTGCCAGTTCTTTGAACCGTTGCATTTCTCGTATAAAAAAATTCCCAATTTCTTTGATTTGAGTCGAGAGTATACCAAGCTGTTTTGCTTATTCTTGAATTGTCATCTGTAAGAAAAACGGTTGTTGAAAAACTGACACTTCGATAATTCCATGTTGCTGTCAAACCTGTATAGGCATCACAAAGACCAATCGCCATGCAAACCCTATACTGATAAGGTGTGCCGGTCATATCTTCTACTTGAGCTTTACCAAATGTGGCTATGTTACCCTGCCCATAAAGTCCCGCCGCTGAAGCAATCGAGCCATCAATTGCATTTTTTATATTTGACCCTTGAGCGGCATCGTACACATCACTTGGCTGATCCCCATAAATGTAACCAGCGGCAGTCCCATAATCAAATCGGTAAACTTCATATCGTTCTTCCCCTGAATGCTCATGCCCCCGGTCATTAACATTAATACTATCATCCACATCAATCGTATCAACAGCCTCGATATTCACTTGTCTTGAAATGGAAGGCAACGTGTTAAAAACGATACAGGCTTTGCCGGGGTAATCTGGATGTTCATCGCCAGCTCTACCTGTGTAAGCCGTGTAATTCCCTGATTGTAGTATATGCTGACCAGCTTCTTTATTTTCTGCATACACAGCATCTATGGAAAGAACCGGGTGCCCGATTATGTAAGCATAAGCAGTTTGAACTTCGGCTACTATTGCCCCCGCTTGATGTTCTTCTGCCGTGGTGCCGTCATACGCTCTCACACACCCCCGTAGTTGACTACCAGAAACATAAGAATAAAGAATCTGTTCAAAATCTATTTGTATCAAACCTCCACCCATATTAAAGCTTGTGGTATTACTCAAGGTGATGGATGTATCTGTTGCCCCACAAGCTTGAGCCAGAGTTGAAATAGACCCCGCATCAACCGCCAAGAAGGGCACTTTCTCAGCAGAACCATATACGATAGGCAAAAGTCTGCCAATTTCGTCTGGGTCTGCCCCAGGATAAATTGAACTATCAACAATTTCAGTTTGAAATTTATTCAGAATGTCCAACTCATACCCAGTACAATAGAATTTAACCCGGCTGCTTTCAGATATGTCAACGTCTTCGATTGTTCCACAAAATACAAATACTTTATCATCACTCGATGTGGCCCCATCAAAGATGTCATAAATATTTACTTGAACGTAAAAGAACGGGTTGGCAAGAACTTGGGAGAACCGATCAAAACCCCCTACGGGTACGGTGTTGTCAATCGTGAATGAAGTCTCAGAGCCTTCCTGCACAGAACCATCAAACCGAATATCCCCATAATTGATGTCACTATATTCCACCACTAACGGTTCATAAATCTTGCCGTCAAACTGATATGGGGTGGAAGATTTGAATTTTCTGGAACAGAAGTAAAATAAGTAAGAACCCATTGCAAACTCAAAAACTCGGGAGAACCCGACATGGGGGGAATCTATCGCAGTAGATGTAAAAGCACTAAGAGATTTCATATCATTTCCACCAAACTGAGGGTTCGAAACGCCACCCCTTCAGAATTGTAGTCCTCTTTAGAAACAGAGGTCATTCGGGCAAGCCAATACCCGCTTTCGTGGTCTTTCACAAAGAACGGTTTCGAGTAACCGTCAAGATAACTCATGGCCGACCTGAAGCTTGTCAGAGTGGAGGTCGAAGTGTGATGAAAGATGGGGTAGTCTCTCATCTTGCGAGCATCGCCGGTCTTAATTGACCTTTCTAAATTACCCACCGTCTTAATCCACTCTACGCTGTCTTCTTCCGAACCCGTAGGTGTGCTATCCCAAACTATTCTGAACGAATGCCCCAAAGACATATAAACCTCAACACACCGGGGCGAAGCCACCGACCCCACCGACAGCCGCCAATACCGATACAGAAGAGGAGTTGTTAGAGTTTTAACTATTTGGGCACCACTGGTCTGATACCATGAATCGACAGCGTTTGTCCACGAAGAACCGTTGCTTGAATATTGCCAAGCTATCGTCGCATTAATAAAATTGTGAATACCGACAGCCAAAAAATCGACGTAGAGGCTATAAGAAGCCCCCTGATCGACGGTAATTGTAAAGGCACCCGTTTGGGTGTATTGCCAATAATAATTCAATGAGCGGTCGTATAAGCGGGTTTTTGGGTATGCGCTATCGGCATTTGCCGTGACCGTCACCCCAGACTCGCCTAACAAATTAAAAGGGTAAAGAATTATCTGCCCCATTTTATGTTACACCCCTCTCCGAATGCCAAGTTCCTCAAGTTCTCGGTAAATATCAGACGCAAGGCGGCGAGCAGAAGCCCTATCGCCAGACATATACGTGGGTTTTATTTTAATCGAAAGGTTGAGAGTCGAATTCCCCCCACCACCAGACGCTACAGCACCCCCCATAGCGAACTTTTGGTAGTTGGGCACCTTGGGCAGCTTGATTGAGTTTACAAAGCCACCAAACCGCTTACCGAAGCTGCTGATGGTGTCTTGGTTGATTGCCTCAATGAACGGCAGAAACTTCTTGGTTGATTCTTTGTTTATAATATACTCGCCAGACTCAGCCATGACCGGCACACGATCTCCACCACCATACCCCGGCAGTTTCAAACCCCTCTTGGCATAGGTAAAAAAATTACGAACGGCTTCTTTCGCCCGGTCAACCACCATGCCCCCCCAACGATACTTGTTAGCCGAATTCCCACTATCAGATGAAGCCCCCCCTTCAGTCTCTACCTTTACACTCTCAGAGTCTTTTCCCCCACCATCCGCCCCACCTTTAGGGTAATTGTAAACCACATTCAAAGTGATGGTTTTCGACTTAATATCATCCCATTTTTCTTTGAACTTGGCAACTATATCATAGGTTTGTTCCATGCTTTCAATAGCGTGAGTGGTGTTTAGCTCTAAAGCTTTCTGAGAAGCCTCATCCACCGTTTTCATGTACTCTCTGACTTTGTTCTCAACATCAGTGATCGACTTATTGATATTATAAGCTGCAACTTCATTGGTTTGCTTTTCTTTTTCCTTCGCTCGAATATACCCCTGTATAGCCTCCTCTGCCATAGCCTCCGACCGACGAACGGCTTCACCGAGAGAAATGATGGTTTGTTCTTGATCTCCAGTACCCGTTTTAACCTCTTTGGCAAGACCCTCTGCCAAGTCTATAGCTTTTTTGTAGTACTCAGCATCCCCCGTAGACCGGGCTTTGTTCATAGCCTCATGGTAGGCTTTAATATCATCATTGTACCGTTGCTCTTCTGTCATACCCTTCTGGCGGATTCTTCTGATAATATCTTCTCGGCTTTCCCGCATTTTTTTAATATCGTCTTCGGCTTTCTTCGCCAAATCAAGATATTCTTTATAGCGGTTGCGAGCCTCGGTCAGAAATGAATCCGTTTGTTCTTTGTAAAGCTTCTTTATTTCATTATTCAGTTCACGCTCTTGGTTCAACAACACCCTTGATGCTTGCGCTCTATACCCTGCTCGCACCCCGGCAAGTTCCTCTTCAAGTTGTTTTGTAGCAGCTACGGCTTCTCTTCTAATTTGTTCCATCTGTTGGGTGTCACCTTTAGCTGCCGCACGATCATATTCAATAGCTAGAGCTGCTCGTTGTCTTCGAGCGGATTCGATAATCGCTTCTTCCTTACTTTTCAACATTTCTTCAATCAACTGCAATTGCTTTTCAGTCGATTCTCTGACCGACATCTCTTCCTTAGTTTGGTTCTTCATGAATTTGGTTAAATGTTCCGCCTCTATCGCTGCGATGCCCTCATAGAGAGCTTTTTTATCCTCGCTAATAAGATTGTGCTTATCTCTAAAAGCCGCCACCTCTTTATCAATCTGCGCTCGTGTCTCAGCAAAAGCCACCTTTTCAAGAGGGGCTAACGAATCGTAGAATTTTTTAAATGAGGCTGGCAGCTTGCTAAGTTCTTGATCCGATTTTTCTACTGCTTCCTTAAAGCTAAATCCCATATCGGCAACTGCTCGACGTACTCTCTGAATTTGCTCTTCTGTTGCCCCATACTGCTTTTTCATTTCAGAGAGCATTACCTCAGTACCAATATCCGGCCTCATCTTCTTTATTGCCAAACCAGTTTCAATAAGCTTTTTGGTAAACTCCTCTGTAGCGTCTTTAGCTTGTTTTGAATCTTTGCCGTATGTTCTTATTCTGTCGGTTAAATTGTATATACTCCCCTCAAGCGTATTAGCCCAACCAGTGAGGGTTTCAAAAACCTTGCCCCCAACACCTATGGCTTTCAGAGCATTTGCAAGAACAGTCAAACCCTTCGATGAAATATAAAGTAAAAGGTTATTCAAATCCATAAGCAAATTAGGAATAGCCATCAAAAACCGCACAAGCGAATCGTTTACCTTACTAATAAAACTCTCAACCAACTTGCCCAAACCTGTGAAAAACTCTGCTTCAGCAATTTTCTTCTTGTATAGATCAAGTTCCTTCATCAACCCCGAAATATATTTGGTAAGTTCTAATCGCTCGTATTCTTTGATGGTTGCTAAATTATCCTTCAACGCCGCAGTGGTTTCAACAATCTTGCCTTTCAGGGTGGGGTAGGCTTCAATCAATCTTTGAAGGGTCGCCTTGTACTCAGCATTAACATTCCGGCCCTTCTCCATATTTTGGCCGATTGTTATAAGTGCCCCCCGGTATGTCTCAAGGGCTTCGTGAGCGTCTTTAGCAGCATCGGTAATTTCTGTCTGTTTTTTAATAGCCCGTTCGGTGGATTTCGCCCAATAGTCTACCACCATCGTAATACCCGCCACGACAGCGGCGACTTTCAGCAAGGGGCCAATCTTGCCAAGACCGGCATACCAAGCAGCCACCTTTTGTTGAACTACCGAAACGCTTGTAACGACTTGAGTTGTGGCTGTTCCAAACCCGGTCATTCTTTTAGCCATCTCGACCAAGAACCGGCCAAAATCAATCAGGTATTGCTTTGCTGCCAGAAGTACGACTCCAAACCGGGTGAGTTTATCTCCCGAAACAACCGTGGTGGTTGTCAGCACCGTCATGTACTTAGAAGTGGCTGTCATCGCCGCAGCCAGATATTTTAAGCCCTTCACAGCCAAATCGACGGATTTTACAAACGCATAAATAGCGGCAGTCCACACCACAAAGTTTATGAGTGCCTTGCCCACTATGGAATTTGCAAAATCGGTAAGAACCTGAACTGCCGTTCTTAAAATATCTATGAAGACTTTAACCGCTCGTGTAATGCCAGCCTCACCAAAAGCAATGGCGAGTAGTTGAGCACGAGTACCCAAGTTTTCGATTTTGGCAACAAGACCTTCCATCTGTTTTGCGGCCATTTCGTTTGCGCTACCGACCTCGTATGTCTTTTCGAGCATATCCTGATAAGCGCCGGTAGCAAAACTTCTCGTGAGAATGGCCGCCGTCTGAGCACCACGAAGCCCAAACAGACGGTATGCCTTAGCAATATCCACAACTTTGGTATTTTGATCGACCAAGACTTTTGAAAGGCGTTCGAGAACTTTCTCGAAGCCTTGAGTGGCGGGGTTCATTTCTTCAAGGCTGATGCCGAGAGCTTCAAATTCTTCCCGCAATGCGCGGTTAGGCGAGAGCAATCTCGAAACAACCTGTCTCAAACCCGTACCGATTGTGGAAGCCCTGATACCAGCATTCGAGAGCAGCATCATTGAAGCTGCGGTTTGCTCCAACGACATACCAGCGTCTTTCGCCACCGCACCCACATAGTTAAAAGCCACACGAAGTTTTTCAACATCGAGTTTGGATCGGTTGATCGCATTTGCCATGACATCAGCAACCCGCGCCGACTCAAAGGCTCTTAGCTGAAAGGCGAAAATAGCAGAAGACAAAAGATCAACAGACATGAACATATCTTCCAGAGTGCCAACTGAAAGATTCGCCGCCGCCTGAATCGTTTGAATGGACTGTGTTGCATCAAACCCCGCTTGCCCCAAAAGCTGCATACCCTCAGACACATCGGTAACACTCAGGCGGGTGTCTTTCGATACTGATTTAATTGCCTCCCCCATCTTTGTGACTTCAGTATCGGTTGCCTGAGTGACCGCTTGCAATGACTTCAAAGACTGATCGTAATTCGCAATGGCTTGCCCACCAGCTTTGAAAGCTTCCGTAACCCCCTGAATCACCCTAAAAGCCAAACCATAGGTCGTAACAATGCTCAAGGCTTTGCGAAGATTGAGCCAGCCCCGTTCGAGCAATGTCAGATTTTTGGCTTGAGCTTGTACGGCTTGAGTGGTCTTATTCGCAGCCGTTGTGACTTGGTTCATGCCGGAGGTTGCAGCACCGAAGCCTCCGGTTTTGCCGAAGGCTTGATTCATAGCGGTGTGCATGGTTCTTAGACGGTTGATGATTTGATCGGTCTTGCTTAAAAAATCACCAACCTCTGCGGTGAAAAGAGTCCCCAGATTTAAAGTGCGATCAGCCATTTATTTTTCACCCTTTTTCTTAGGCCCACCCATGCCGGGGAATTTAGAACCAGCTAATCTTCCCATCATCTTCTGAGTGAGCGTTTTTCGTTCTTCGGGTGAGAGTTTTTCATACTCTTTAGGATCTTTGAATATGATTGAGTCGTCCTCGCCGGGCTTCGATTCACCCTTGTTAATCGTAGCACCATGCAAAGCCGCCTGAATCTTCACATCCTCTGATCGACTTTTGTAGTAGAAGTATAGTAAAGCTTCTAACTGACCTTGAGTTAGCCCTCCATCTTTGTAGCTGAGTCTGAAGAAGTGTTCAATTCGATACCCATAGACCCGGCAGACAGTTGCGACAGCCTCTCCATGCCCGATGCGTTCGTCGCTGGATTGAAGAGGCTTGAGAGATTTTTTGCCGGTCCTCGGTAGTTGTCCTCATAAACGAACTCGATGATTTTCGAAAGCTGATGGTTGTCAAGCTCTGAAATAAGTTTTTCCACATTTTCGTCTGGGAACAATATGGCCAACACCTTGGGTAGATTTTCTTGAACCAACTCGGCCATAGCCACAACCGCTTTCGGTGAAAACTCAGTGTCGGTTTGGGCCAAATAAAGCTGAATGTTGTGAATGACAATTTCTTTCAACTTCAACTGGTCGCTGAGAGAAAGGGGGTAGAGGGTGATCTTCCGAAGGGTGCGAGTGCCAACATCGACTACTCGCACCCTCGGATTCATATTCGCATTCATTTCTCGATCAAGTTCTTTTTCTTCTGACATGGGTAGAGTCTCCTTAGAGATTGAATTAAGCCGTGGTGGTGGTGGTGGTGGTCGTCCACATGGTACTGCTGTCAGTCCACAGAATGCGACCGTAGGGCATGTTATCCCAAACCGCATTACCACCCGACACTTCGCTGTCTGCGCGTTTTGCTTCGAGAGCGACCGCAACCGCAGCCGGTTCCTCGGCGGCAAACTCCATTTCGATGGTAGCTGCCGCATTTGCCCTGGGGAAAATGAAAGCCATTCGGTTGACCCCATCGGGGAAGGTATAAATCGCCTCAACACGAATCGCCACAGGTGCCGCAATCTGCCCCAACGGAATAAACCCGTAGTGAACATCGGTGTAACCAGCAGGGTTAAGACCGCGAGCAAGAGCAAAGTTCTTCGGGGTCAGTTCTTTGAAAGCACACTCAAGAGAAGCCGATTCCCGAAGGGGGAAAATTGCATCTTCCAGCAGAGGGAAGCCAGATTCCAACCGATAATACTCAATGTTGCCGGTGAACTTCGTATTCGCCAGAGCGCCAATGCTGTCGCCAGCCGCAAGCCGGGGAACAGTATCGTCGATGTACGTTGAAGAAGTGCCAACGCGAATCTGAGCAAGTCCCAATGCAACGGTGGTGGTGTCTTTTGTTACGGGACCAGTACGTGCCATTTAGTCTCACCTCCTTTCAATTTTTAATGTCTTCGGGCACTGCAACGTCAGAAGATTCAACAGAGTTGATTGATTCGCCAGATTTAATCTGTCGATTAGCAGGGAAGAAGTTCAACACATTCCAATGATCCGGGTATTCTCTGCGACACTTGCGCCTCAAACACCGCATGACCAAAGAGCCGTGTATTTTCAATTCAACCGGCACAAAAGAACTCGACTCAGTAGGCTTGCCAAAAATGAAACGCCAAAGGCCATTAGGCAACCGTTCGATCAGCCGCTTGCCACACTTTTCACACCGAAAGAAGTTCCGCTTCGCTGGTTGCTGCATGGTGGTAAAGCCTCCTATCAGATTTTGATAGCCACTTTCAAAATCACCGTCAGTATTTTGAATTTTGTTTCATCAGAGGCCACCATATCACCAGAGGGAATGATGTCCCAAACCAGAAGCTTGCCTATTTCTTCCCACGCTTGAGCGGCGTAGCTTTTATAAAACGTAATGCGTTTTTTGCCATCGTCCATGCTGTCATCAACCAGTATGGCAAGAACCTTGTCTCGAAGTTGAGAGAGCTTGTAGCCCTCATTGTCTTTTCTCGTACAGAGGTAAATATCAATCAGAATGTCCGACATGGTAGCCAGTATTACCGGCCCCATATTAATGCTTATCCACTTCTCAGCCACCTTGCCCTGAATGTTGGGGGCATTCAACCCTCGGTCGAACATAACAGAAATACCCTCGGCTGTCTCAATGTTATCCACAAAGAACTTCTTGAGACTATCCCGAAGGTTTGACTCTTTCGCACTTGAATCAAGAGCCATCTTTATTCTCCTCAACTATACTGTTGAGCATTGGGAAAAATCGGTCTTTCACAAATTCTATCGCTTTTACTTCAGTGGGCTTTTCGCTGTCATAGCGCAATTGGGCTTTATTCAGAACGACCACCAAATACTCAACTTCTGCCAAGCTGAGTTCGACATTCACAAAGACATCCTTCGGGTATATGTCAATTATTTTCATCTAATTCCCCGTAGTTGCCAGTTTCAACCGCTTTCTTGATTTTTTCCATTAAATCCAAAATTGAATTAAATCGACGGTTATTAACAAACTTGCCGGATTTTACCATTCGAGCGAGTTCAATAGCTTCACTCGATAATTGCCAATAGGTAAAAACGTGAGCGTATGTCAAAAGCTCTGTGGGGTGTTCTTCCACATGAGCCTTTATTTTTCGATTCATTTCAGAAGACCAAAGACTCCAATTGGCGCTATACCTCGACCAATCATTTTTCAACGCTCGCTGAACCATGAGATTGGTACGCTTGATACAATGTAGCGGAGTTAGCTCCATAGTCTCAGCAATCTCCCTCTGGCATCGTCTAAGTGCTTCATGTACTCATTCTGTGCATACTGATTCGCTATTGGCATGAAAATGGGCCTTGGCGCTTGATAGTCTCTACGACCTCGACGGTTGCCTTCCTCAAGCCAAATGGCGTATTTTACAATTAGCTTCGATGGGCCTTGCAGTCGCCAATTCTTGCCCCCACTATCGGAAGTTGAAGGTTCTACCCCACCGAACCAACCCTTTGGAACCTTGAACGCCTGAATGTTGTTCAACAGATCATGTTTCAAAATGCCTATCTTGGTAGGGAATCCATGCTTTGCTTTCCACGATTTGTAAGATTCCTTCAAGTCTGGCACCGTGCCGACAAAGTTATTTGTGCTGATTGCCCGTATGACAAGGTTCTTATACTCAATGGCCCCCAATCGACACATGCGATCAGCTATCGCCGGGGCAGACCTCTTCAGACGGTTCAGAGCAGACAAAATTCGCCTGTACTCTTGAACCTTGAATCGGGCGTAGTACCTCATATCACGTTCTTCGGATCAACCAGTTCGGTTGTCACAACGGGCAAAGGGAACTCACCCCCACAATGAGGGCAGCCGAAAATCTTCACTTGCTCGCTTTTATAATCAATCTTGCTCGGGCAGTCGAACCACTTATTGCACAAGGGGCACAAGTGATTCTTGGGCAGTTCCATGAGAGGCATCGGCGTAACCTCCTACACCAATGTTGTGAGCCTTACAACCCTCGTGGTTGAGGCTTACAAAGAACCGCATCTCTTATGCGGTGGTGGTCGTGGTGCTTGTGGTCGTGGTGGTGGTCGTCCACGAACGGGTATCTTCGCCCAACTCATAGACGTTAATACCCTCATACCGCCGGGGCTTAATCAGCTCCACCCTATAATATTCCGACGATGAAATAAAAACTCGGTCGTTGATCTGAATGCCCAAAGACTCTTGAGCATACATTTCATGAACTTCTAAACCAAAATGCCCCACCTCTTCGTCAGTTTCGTAGTCATGACCATACAAAGGGGTAGTAATCAAACCTCGAAACTGAGTGACAGTATCCCAGACCGTGCGGGTTAGGTAGCTTACCGGGTCACGAACTTCTCTGGGCCGCAAGAGAGTGGGGTACACGTTGCACTTGTAAAGAACTCCATTTTTCTGAATGATTGCATTTTCAAATAGAAGAGGGGTCAAATTCATGAGCAAAAAATAAGTGCTCAACACGTTGAATTTGATAATATCCCCGGCTGAAGCCGCCGTGTTGTAATAGAACCAACCATCCAAAAAGAACTCACGAATGAAAGGCTTCGTAGCCTGATTGTTCATCTTGTAGTGGATGTATTCGCCAGTTGTTTCCACTCCACCAGATTTAATGATGGTAATGGCTGTGCCCACCTCTTCGAGAGCTTCAGCTATGTCGGGGCCAATACTCACGCGGTTTCTTCCCCAGGTTCAATAATTACCCTGTTGTTATTTGAGTACGTGGTATCATTACCAAGATCATCATACTGAAAACCAGCCTCAATTTTGGTGCCGAACATCTCATAGGCAGAGGCTCCAGCGAACTCTGCAATGTTCTCAAGTTTGGCATTTTCAAACAACTCGTCCATGTACTTGATAAGCCGCTCGTAATGGTCAAACCGATGTTGCAGATTGATTTGCTCGAATTTGAATTTGTGAGCCGATTCAGACCAAAGAAAGAAAAAAATCCAACGCTTGGTTCTTTCCTTCAACCACTGAATTCTGAAATCGGTGGTTTGGGGTAAAGTCCAGCCGGTGTCTCGTTGGGCATTGCTGACAGCATTGGCAAGATCATTGCTCGTGACCTTGCTCGAAAGACCCTTGAGTTCAAGAATGAGAATTTCTTCGAGTTCTTCCTGGGTCATTTTTTCTTCCCTTTACCTCGGCCCCTCACAACCAAAAGTTTCTTCGGCTGTGGGAGCGCAGGGGGTGGTGTAACCGCTTCGGTAACAATCTGGGAAGTGTTCGTTTCTGCCACCATCGACTTCAATTTCAAGTCGGGGGTTTTCATTTCCGGTTTCGAAATCATGTCGTAAATTTCTTTACGGGCCAACTTCTCAGGCATACCGACTACGTGAACCGTGCCGGTGTTATAAAGAATTTCATCCAAGATTTCTTTAGGAAGGGGTGGCTTCAAGACCACCCCTTCCAACCAGATTCGTTTTCCAGCCTTCAGTGTTTTTAGAAGCTTCACACTTTCGATATACATGATACCGATTGCCTCCTTTCAGAGTTTTGTAGCCACTACCAGAATTACGCAGTAGTGGTTGTGGTGGTGCTGCTCGAAGAGCTTGTCGTGGTGCTGGTTTCGGCCTGATGTGCCGTGGTCACAACGTCGATGGTGTAGATCGCATCTCGGAAGTACAGAATGGGCAAGCCCTTGTCCTGCACCCGAATCCACGTCACTTCGGGGTCCCACTCATCGTAGGAATCCGTGAACTGCCCGTACTGACGATTCAACCCGAACGGGGCTTCTTTGTACTCAGCGATGGGCTGATTGTCCACCCGGCTTGCCATCATAACGAACTTATCGTCGGGGATGTAAGCCTTGGCCTGAGTGACGTAATCCTCACCGGCCTTGTAGCTCGAAGTCGGGGGGTAGTTGATCTGCAACGTACCACTCTCAGAATTCTTGTTGATAATGGTACGGTCCTCGTAGGTTCCAGCAGACGCATCCCAGAAACGAATGGTGTCGTCAATCTCGAAATCCGTTGCATTCTCAACGGAAATCCAGGTGGTCGAAGCAGCCGTAACAGCAGCCGTCAACCACGAACGAACCTCGTACATCTCATCGTAGACGATGAAGTTGGGGATGTCCAGTAGGGAGCCAATAACCTTGGCGTTTACGCCGATCAGGTTGTGAAGGGCACCCTCGTACAGATTGTTAATCATGAAGTTCTGGCGTTTCAGAATGTCGCGGATAGTAGTGTCCGCAGCCAGAAGCTTCAGTACGTTGCTGTTGCAGATCGCAAAGTCGATGGAACCCCCGCAGTCGCGGTTGATTGCGATTTTGGCATCTCGAATGTCACCGAGAATGTCTTTGCTGGCACCGTTGTTCCAGTTGTAGGTACTACCAAGGGTAATGCGATGGTCGGTCGGGATACCGTAGTCAACACTGGCACGGTAACCCCCCTTGACATGGTAGCTGAAACCATTGTTGCACAGCATTTGAGCGAACATCCACTCTTTGCGGCGAGCCGAACGGTTTTTCAAACCCGCAAGCTCACGAGCAAGTCTGGACTCCGCACTCTGGTACTCAGCCGTGGTGCCGGGGGCACGAAGGTTGTTGAGGAATTCCTCATCAAAGGGCATCTTCTCTTTCCAGTAAGCTGCCTCGGCCACATGCTGCGCCACACCATGCGGCGAAGTGGTAGGAGCCGGAGCACCGGGGGCCACAAAGGGGGTCATACCACGACCACCTCTCTGGGATTCCCACCGAACTGTGCTGGAAGGCGAAGGCGTCGAAGGAAACAGGCTCGAAAGCATAAGGTTCGGGGGGGACATGAAAGTCTGCATGAACCCCTGAAGAACCTCAAGCCTCAAAATGGGGATATCAGAAGAACCTCTGGGCATTGAATTTCACCTCCTTTCTTTAGTTATTTCATCACCGCATACTGCCCGAACGTGGTAATTGCAAGAGCAGTCTTTGCGGTAGAGTCACAGTTTACGAGCATACCATCATACAGCACGGCATTGCTCAGAACGATGGGGGCTACGGCACCTTGGGCGTTCACGCCACTGCCTGTGTCAACGGTCTTGGCGAGAAGAGCAAGAGCAACGGAGTAGTTGTTGCTTGCCCCGGCCTCAACACACACATAGGCTTTGCGAGCAACAGTAAACGCAGTGCCACCAATGTTCGAAGTTGAAGTAATGACAGCCATGTGGGGGTAGGTGGTGCGGTCGATAGCGGTAATGGCCCCCAGATTTTCCGCAGAGGTGGTGTTGTCGTTGATGCAAATGTCATCCCCGACTGCGAATTTGTAGCTGTCTTCCATCGTCACGTACAGAAGCTTGGTAGCGTTGGCCCCTGCCGCAACGAGATAGGCCCGACCGGGGTGATTCTCAAGCCCGGTGAATGCAGTCGGGTTGTAGGGCACGTACTTGCCCACCCCGCCAGCAGCAGAGATGTTCTTTGCCAGAACCGTACCGGCCTCAAGCTTGCCGTACCCGGCCTGAAGGGTCACATCGACCACAAGCGCGATTTCGGGGCGGCTGTAGAAGATGTCTTTGTAATCAGTCTGAACCCCTCGAACGATGTGAGGAGTATCGCCTTGAGAGTAACGATCTGCCATGAGCTATTTCACCTCCTTTACTTTTCGGATTTTTTCTGACCGGCTCGCTCAAGCAAACGAGCGGTCATTTTCTGGTTTTCGGCAACCTTGTCAGAAGTGGCTTCCGGCGTTTTTACAACCGTGCCCTCGCCAAGAACGACACCCTTCACGCCAAGGTCAATCCAGCTTTTGATTTCGGCATCAATCGCCGCACCAAAAGCGGTCACGTCCAGAGCTTGGTCTTTCACGAACTTGTTGTAATCGACCATGTTCCGAATCTTGGCATGAAGACGCTCGGGCAACTCGCTTTCGTTGAGCTTGCTATTCCAAACCGAGTTGGCTTCGAGCTTGATTTCCTTCTCCCGACGAAGTTCATTTTCCTTGCTCAGATTGGCAACAGCCTCTTTGAGAGACTTGTTCTCCTCTTTGAGCTTGGCAACTTCGGGGTCAGGCTGCGCGGTAAGCTGCGCCTTGCCCTCCGCAACGATCTCGTTGTAGAGGTCGGGGTGTTCCTTCTTCAACTGCTCTTTGTCCATTCGTTTCACCTCCTTCTCAGTGGTTTTATCGTCCGGCAGAGAGCCAGACAAATTCACTTCGGCAAAGGCACAGATTTCATAATCGCTGTCAGTAAAGGCAGCAGCCGAAGTATTTGAATCGGCCCCAAACACGCAGACCGACATTTCCTTGAATTCTGATTCCAACCAAACAGCCCCCGGCCCTTTGACAGTAAGACCATTGCAAAGATGCTCTTGGTCTTCGTCAAGCCGAACAACTTTCAGGGGTCGGGCGTAAATGCTCGCCTGAAATGGAAAGCCCTTTGAAGACTCGGCTAAAAACTGCTTGGTGTGTTCATTATCCAAAAAAACAACATCGTCTTCGGGGGCCGTTAGCTGATTGTTGGCAATCTGTGGCTTGCCCATGTGCGCCAGCCGAATTGAAGTCTGGTGATCCTGAAGCAACGGGTATCGGTCTTTCGAGAACTTCATGCCCGAAAGGTCAATGCCCAAATTGCCCCAATACCAGTGATCTTTGATAACCCCGCCGGAATATCCCACCATCTTGAGCTTCGGCTTCTGGGTTTTCGCCCCTTCGACTTCGACTTCCTCAAACTGCAAAATGGCACTGCCACCAGCATCAAATCTCAATGCCCCTTTGTGTAGCTTTTTCTCGTTCATGAAAACTCCCCCCTCTGAGAATTTAGAGTTGGCTATTCTGATCGCCTTGCCCTCACAGTCTTTGCCCCCATCGGCCTTGCACTTTCTCAAAACCCCGTTGGCGATTTCAACCCACTTTTTTTTCTGGGCAGGGGTCAGACCTTTCTTGAAGTCATCCACATCTGAAACAGACCAAGGCATATTATTCCTCCTTGGTTTCTTTTTTCTTTCTGACCACTAATTGTTTCTTGGTTGACGCTGCGGCAGAACCTTGTTTGCCCGGTTCACCCTCGACTTGTTCCTGCAACGATTCGGCATCGACCCCACCCGCGTACATGAGAGGCGGGTATTTCTTGTCTTCCGCCGCTTTTCTCAATCTCAGCCGCCCGTAACCATTAAAGCCAAGCATTGCCGCCGCAGTTGAATTTGGTACACCGATGGAATCGCCTATCGGGCCGTGCTTCACACCCAAAATCGCTCTTGCTCGCTTATCGTAATCGACAGCCTCAGAAATGGGGAACGAAACGTCGATCAATTGCTCCGGTCGCCGTGGCACGTTCTTGAAAATAGGCTCCTGGTTTTCATCGAAATCAACAGCCTCTTCGTGCTTATACGTGGGCTTCATGACACCTAAAGTAGAACGAAGATAGAAAATAGAACCCCAAAAATCATGGATATACCAACGCTTGAAATACGAAACCTCATCTGAGGTGCGGTCTGACATTGGCCCACGAGAGGCTTTGACAGAGGCAAACGTGCCCTTTGAAGCCCCCGACATGACATCTTCAGGTTCGTTCAAGCCCCCGCTGACCATGTGCAGAATGTCAGTGTCTTGGTCTTTGATGGAAGACAGATTCGGATTCAAAACCTCACACTTCATGCCGGGGGGCAGCACCAACCTTGAACCGGGGGTGATCTTCGAGCCTATGCCGGTCTTACGCTTGTCATCCTCTGAAAGGGTTAGCCATGTTTTAAAAGCCCGAATATCATCAAATGAAAAAACCCAGAGGTAAGCACCGCTGGATTTCTTATGGTCAATTTCGTACTTCTTCAAATTTTCGTAATGATTTAACCACTCCAGAGTAGTCCTAAGATACGAAACGGCCCTGCGAGTGACAAATCCTTTTTCAATACAAATAATGAACCGCCGAAAACCCCCAAGCTTCTTGAATTTCTTCGAACGGTCTTTCGACCCTGAAAGCAGCCGGGGGTTGAAGTTCGAATCTTTCTCAAGAACCGAAAGCAACTCAGGGTATCGAGCAAGAAAGATTGAAGGTATGATCTGCTTCGGTACAGTACCATCAGAGATACTATACGCCAAAGGCATTTGAGGTTTATTGGGGTGGTAATATATACCACAATTCTGTGTGCCCCCACCTTTGATGGAAGCTGGATCATAAAAATCAATCTCTACAAAACCATCATCGTGCAGAGTAAACCCAAGAAAAAGCTCCCCCTCAATGTTAAACCGAACAAGGTACTTCGGCCACCAATAATAAAGGCGATTGCGGGGGTCTAATTCGATCTCCTCAATCGCCTGTTGTATTTCAAAAACTTCTGAAACGGTTTCGAACCCGAACCCGGCCATACGCCCAACCAGACCACGAATGGAAGTGTTGACGTATGGGTTTCTTGAGAACTTGTCAAAGCAAGCTTCTTGAAGACGGTTGAAATCGTACTCTTCTCCCTTTTTTGTGCCTACAATTGGGAACCCATCTTCATCGTAGCTGTCAGTTGAGGTTTCACTGTATTGCCAAGGCATCGAAAACTTCATGCTCTTGAGCACGTCATCCGGCATGTTCAGAATGTACTCAGTGACCTCTTTTTGGTTCATGCTGTCCCTGTTTTTCTCTGCCAATTTGTAATTTTGAATCTTTTGGTTGCGCTCGCTTGAACCAAGTTGTGAGAAAGGTTCTTTCTGCGGTAATCTCGAAAAACAAATCCACCAAACATGCGAACTGCACAGTATGCCGCATTCCGCTTGAATATGGAGATATTATCTTTCTTCATACAAGTCATAAAAACATCATCCCAGAACTTTTGTGATCGAATGCCCGTAAAATACCCGAAGTCGTGGGGTATCGGGCCGTGCCCCAACTCGTAAGGGCTTATGATCGGCCATACACACCGGGGCACCGAAGCAAAATCTGTCCAGAATGCCACCGGCACTTCAAACTCAACCCCATCTACCGAAAACACGAATGGAGCCAACAGTTGCCAACGGTCATTCGACCCTTTGTTCGGACCGACACAAAACCGCACATCGAGTTTTGATTTATATTCTATTTCCATTCGCTCGCCAATAAAAAAGGATAGCCTAAGTGAGACTATCCTTACACGAACCAAAAATACTTGTCAAGATTCAGTTATTAATACGGTTTAATACCTCCCCAAAAGAGCATTATTAACCCCCGCCCAACCAAAGTTGCCGTAAGAGCGGCGTATCCTAAAATGATCGGATGTCAAGGTTCTGCCACCATACAAAGTCCACCCCAAAGAAAAGATAGAATCGTCTTGTTCTCCTAATCTATCCCCTTTGCTTGGGCTACCAAACCACCGCTTTACCGAATCGTGCATGAACACCGAAAGCTCTTCATTCAACAGGTTCTTGCCCTTCACCCCCGGTATTACGATGTTCGGGGACTTGAGAAGCCCCTTGCTGATGATTTCAAACATGGCCTTGAAGCACTCTTTCTGCCGGTCATAACTGGCAAAGACAGGCTCAAAGGCAATACCACGCTCCTCACACCAACCGGCAACGTCCCAGTTACCAAACCGCTCGCTGCAATACGTATCAAGCCCCTCATATTCGAGATGGGTCGAATCGAGTATCTTTTTGACAGCATCGAGAGAATGATCCTTGATGTGGTAAAAGCCAATGATAAAATAGACATACTTGGGGTCGGCTACCTGTTGCAGCCATATTTCGGGGTTGCTTCTGCTGCCGGGTAAGCCCTTTGCCACAATCGTCAAAATCGTTCTTGCTCTGCCACTCTGAGCGTAAGGGTCGCCAAAGTCTGCTCCTGAAAGAATGGCCCAATCGGTGTCGAGTCTTTCCCCAATTTCGTTCAGCTTGTCGAGTGTGATGTGTTGTGGTGAACCATACTTATCAAAAAGAGAATAGAGAGAATCGACAGGCGTAATTCTCCCCATAATCGTGTCTATCTTCTGATTGATGTTGACAACGGCTCCATCTAAGCCCTTTTCGGCAACCGATTTGATCGCTTCGATATATTCCCATTTTTTACCAAGAGCTTCTTTCAACGGTTCATGATTCAAAATGCCATTGTCAAAGCCGAGACAGTAGATTTCTTCAATCATGGGGTCTTTGAAGATGTTGACCACACCGGCTTCCCACAAATTGAGAAAGTACCGTTCGAACTCGCCAAACACGAACTTGGCTTTGTAGTCCGCCAATTGAACGCTTGTCATGTAGGGGTGCCAGAAGTCTTTGGGGTCTCCATCTGGTGGTCTGGAATGCCGGTAACTGAAAAAGACCCTTTTGGTTTTGCGCTCAATCAGGGTGTTGACATACAACTGATAGAGAACATGGTTTTTATCAGAAACAGTGGAATCAATGCACCCCAATGCGTTCGGTATGTTACGAATGGAACCATCCAACTGAGTAAAGAATTTGGGGTTCTTCATCGCAAAGATTTCTGAAAAGGTGTAGCCGGTGATGTTCGAAACAATGCCCGTAAACGACGATATGGGCCGTATGATCGACCTTACAATGCCCTCACGGTCTTTTAAGCGTATCTCTTTTTCTTTTATGTTCTTTGCCCCCACAGCCGACAAAAGCCGGGGGCTGTTCTGAATGATTTCAACCATGATGTCAAAGTGGACAAACTTAACCTGATCTTTACTGTTTGCCCCCAAGACTATGTTTTGTCTGGGCCAGTTAAAGAACTTCCAAAGCTGAATGAGACAGACAAAGAGAGACTTGGCTTCGCCGCGCATCCAACAGAAAACGAGAAGATTGAAAACGAAACGATTGTTTTCCATCTTCAGGCATTGACGAGCGACACCTTTTAGCTCTTCCCAAAATGTGGCGGGGCTTCTATTTGTTTCTGGGTCTAAAGAATCAGGCAAGGAGTGAATCGGCAGATAAACCGCCACGTCACTATCAGGAGGGTAAACAGGTATGCAAACCTTGTGCTCACACCAAAGAATAAAGCCCTCGGCCCCTTCTCTGTAACTTGTGATCTTGGGGGGTTTTGGCTCCGGCTTTTTTCTAATGACCAATTGTTTTTTCATTTAGCCCGTTTAAGCGGCACCACCCTGCGGGGGGATTGTATTTGAATTTTACCCTCAAGCATTTTCTCGTAATACTCGGTGGGATTTTCCATATCATCGACATAGTTGGGGTCGGGCTTGCCTCTCGTACCCCAAGGGTTTCTCGGTTCGACAATTTGAAAGTTGCCGACACCAAGACCTTTCCATTGTGCGGAGATTGCCTTGATCTGCTCTCTGATCTCTTTATAAATGGGGTTGATATGCCGCTTGCCCCTTTCGTCTTCGTACATGACGTGAAGCACAGACCATTCCCAAAGTTTCAACCGGCACAAGTGCCGGTACATGGGCAGAATGTGCATACCCACCATAAAAAACTGATCTTCAGTGAATTTCTTATTGAAGTTGTTCCACGCCATTTCTGCCACTTTGTCGATATAGAACTTTTCAATCTTGCAGACAGAAATATCCTCAGTAGCGTGGGGACAACGGTCATGAATCGGGCACTCTTCTTTGTGGCAAGGCGAGAGGGTATTCCAAACATAGAGCTTCAGCAAATCTTTGGTGGGGTTTTTGGATGTTCGAACCCGAAGACGCTCAGAACTTTTCCAAGATGTGGGCAGGGTACTTTTAACCCCGACATCCTCAATCTCTTCTTCTGGTTCTTCGTCAAATGTTGGCATTTCAACCACCTTTGTACGGGTTAATAAAGCTCATCTCGCCGCCTCTGGTCGCATAGGGGCGCACCTTGATATATGCCCCCCGCACGAAAGCCAACTGCGCGTCAGTGGCCCAAGAACCCCCACCAGAAGCCCCTATCGAAAGCCCCTTCGAAACGACAATCTCTACATGAACGTATTTCTCAGCCGTCGAATCATACCAGAATACTAAATCCCCCGGTTCGACATCTTGAGCCTGAATCTTTGGGGCAAACAGCTTGTAAAGACCATCAGCAGACCAATCTCCCTTTCTAGGCAATCTGCCAATTGACTTTAAGCATTCGATCACCAAACCGGAACAATCAAAGCCTTGGGGGTTGTCGCCTCCCCAAATATAAGGCTTGCCAAGATAATACCAAGCTACTTGCAGAACCACATCACGGTTGTTCATAACGTCTCCCCATTACGAAGTATTTTGGGTTCTTGCCATGAACTTTTTTCTTGACCCATTCCTTATTTTGTTCGTAGCAGCCGGGGTGAACGTGTTTCACAAAAAGCAAACGACCCTCGTGCCTCACATTTATCGGGATGAGGGGATCATTTGTTTTGTTGCAAACTATACAAATTGGAGTCATTGGCCTCTTTTCGCTTTCTTTTTTGCGTTTGGTATGACCTGATAGACCAAACCCCGCAGCATTTTATTTTGTCCCATTAGTTCTTGATTTTTTTCTACAAGACGCAAATTGATTTCCTTACTTATACCGAAATCCTCAGAACAAGTCAAATACGTTTTCTGGCATCGCTCAAGAGTTTCGGTAAGTTCCATATTATAGGTTATCAATAATTGCATTTCCTTTGAAGCGGCAATATTCGAAGCGGTTTGCAAAATAACCAAAGCAACCCCGGCAATCAGCAAAACAAAGAAAAGAATGTTTTTCATTTCCACCTCTAATAGTAGAGTTTTGTGCCGTGGTCGCATTTACCAACCACGGCACAAATTCAGGGTTCAAATCAAAGCGTGTTTTATAGGATGCGACCCCCTATTTACTACCACCGCCGTCACCGGCAAATAGTTCAGAACTAATCTTTGGCAGATCATCACACTTTAGCTGAAAGAGCTTGCAAGTCTCTTCCCGAGTTAATACTCTGTACTGACCGCTTGCGTCATACACTCGGCCTTGTTCATCCCACCGCCAATCAGGGGAACTACCGGCACTCACGGCTGCGGATGGAAACTGCATCGGCAAAATAGCCACCATAGCCACAAGCAGCACCACCAGCCCGTTATTAGCGCACCTCATCATGGGCATCACCTCACTTTCCGGGTTAGATTTGGCCAGTGTAACCTACCCAAAAATCACTTAAATTCGGCTCAAAATGCCCTCAACAGGCCGAACTTTCACCGATTTTTTAGCCAAAAATGCGTCAAAAAGGGATAGAATTTCGGCACAACCATCAAAAAATGAGCATTCTCGGCAACATTCAAGGCAAATGTATGCCCCCAATCGTGAATATCCACACGATTCAGGCATCGTCAGAATGATTTTCTGGCTTTCTGATCCACAAACAGCGCAGAACTCAACATTCTTTGTCGTTCCCATTGCCGTTTGCTCCAAATTTAGTGTGATAGTAACAAAACTCTTCAAGTTTCAACGCCACAGCCCCACAAATGAAACAATCTTCGCCTTTCTCAGAGAATATAGGCAACCGGCAAGTGCCGTAAGACTCACAGGGTCGAACTCTTCGGTGCTGCCAACACCCTTGAATCTTACAAAGCTTGCCTGATCTGGCGAGAATTTCTTGTAGACCCATAACTCATCTCCTTATGAGCCTGACGAAGCTCCTCAGGCGGTTGGACAAATATGCTGCCTATATTCTCAGGCGAAATTTGCAAACACACGCCGTTGTGCTGAATCTTTTCTACCAGACTGACGGATTCCAGAAGATAATGAGCATCAGGGGGAGTACCTTTGGGGGGATCACCGATGTTGTAAAGCATTGCCACCGAGCAGCCGTTCTTGAACTTGAATCTCAGCTTGACGTTCATTTCAAACCTTTCGGGAAAAGGGTTTATGCCGAACAACCAATCTCTTGCCGGGTTTGTGTGTGAGTAGGTATTTCCGAAGCCTCCTTTCTGTTTCATGTTTCTTTTTGGCAAACCCCCAACCAAGGGGTACGTCTAACCACCTGAAGTATTCTTCCACCAATCGGTAAAGCTCACTTGGATCGCAAAAGGTTTTCAAGTATCAACCTCTGCCGAAACATCTTATACAGTTTCTTCTGAATCGCCCGTTTCGACTCTTTTGTCCACTTGCGGCAGTATGACACTTCTTTGCCACAACTCCTACAGAGCGAATTCGGTTCCCCACGAGAGGTGAAACCGGCTGTGTTTTTCTTCGTTATCTTGCACCCGCAGACATAACAGAATCTACCACTTGGGGTTTTCATAGTTTCTGAATTAGCCTTTCTATGTGATTCATCACCACATCTTTGTCAATCTGGCCGTTGTTCCAATCGTGGCGATTCTGTAGAATGTCCCTATACCGAATGAGGTTTTCTTTCTTCGATAGTCCAGAACGGCCCGTAGACCTGTGATCGCCAAGATGGTTGATAAATTTAATTTCGTGCTTTGTCTGGTAGCTGCTGTCACTTGACTGTCTACTCACTATCTCACCCCCCTTTTCTAATAAGATAACAAAAATAAAATCGTTTGTCAAGTCTTTTTTACACAACTATTTTCTACCTCTGATATGACTTCTGACTGAGGTATGCAACTGTTGCAAACTACAAGAAAGCCGCTAACTAAAATTTCCTCATCCTCTATATCTAACAAAATCTTTTTACCACATATATCACAATAGAATGTTCTACAATTTTCCTTTATTTTGTGAACCATCTTCGGTCTCCACCGCTGCGAGTTCTATCCCTTCAGTGTTGTAATACCGCTCACCAGCGTCTTTATGACCGTGCTGCTCATGCCACGGGCAGAACGACTTAATCTCTACTGTATCCGCAGGAACGTATGATTCAAGATTTGTTCTCGGTATTTTTAATTTTCGTGGGCAACCCTTTTTTAAACATGACAGGGTTACTTTTTCAGGCAGTGTCATTTCCATCCCCCTCCACCGCTGCGATGGCGGCTGAGAGTTTGTCATAGGCTTCTTGGAGCGTACTCAGACCCCATTCGCCGTGGATATAGTTGTCAATCCCTACTTTGGCGAATATAGCCGCCTCCACCAGCCGCTCAACTTCGGCGGCGGGGTAGTACCACCCATGAAACGTGGCCGGGTGTGGCACTGAATCTGTGGGGGCATTACCAACTTCTTGCACCCATAGCCATATCTCCTTCATTCCGCACCTCCCCCCTCATCACGCAGGAACGGATACATCTTCTGCGCCAATGCTATCTGCCGGTGCAGGCTTGCGATCAACTCCTGGTACTGCTCGGCCTGCTCCTTGAGGCGGGTCTGGAGCCGCTCGTTCTCGGCGCGGAGTCTTTTATTCTCGGCCGTGTCGTCGTCGAGCTTAAAATCGCCCGATCGCTGATAGGCTTCCACTTCGCCTTCCAATAGGACTATTTCTTCCTCCAGCTCCTTGAGGCGCTGCTCAAGGGCGGCGTTTTGCGAGGCCAGACTAAGTATTCTTCCTTCTTGTGTTGCGTCAAATTCTTTTTGAGCGGCAAAGTCATTTTCTATATCGTATCGGTCTACCATCACTCCCTCCTGTTAAAGTCTATATCGACCATTCTTTCGGTTTGTTTGCGGGGTCAAACTTCCAAGTTTTATCGCCATCTGAATTTTCTTCGTCTTCATACGGTTTTATTACCGGCGGTTCTGGTATGATCTGCCACCGCCGCATGAACTCTTCTGTCACAGTTTCTTTCTTTTCTTCCAGAATCGCTACTGGCTTCTCATCAGCAAAATACCACGTCACAGGTAGGTAAATCGCCACGGCCATCCCAACCAATGAAAAACCCACAATGACCATTGCCAAGATTTCGTCAAATAAGCTGTCTTTTTCTGGCTTCGAAAGAAACCCTGCCGATAGTTTATTCATAGTCTCTCATCCACCATTTTTTCTTGGGTTCGTATAGAAACAACCCACACCCCAATATCAACGGCAGCACCACCCATGCCGTCACGTTCAACGATGCAGCAGAAATGATAATCAACGCCAGACCCCATCTTTGATGAAATGACATCACAGCCCCCTTTCTTTAAGAAATTGTTTGAATTGTTCCTTCTCTCTATTAAGTACCATGTCGCAAACCGTATTGACTACCTGGCGCAAGGCCCGAACCTCTTTTGCTGCATCACATGCAGCCAGCACAGCCAAATTCGTCAAGATCAGGGTTATTTCAGGCGAGACTTCCACTTTCAGAATAAATTGCAGCAAAGCCATTAAATTAAGGTAGGTTGTTTTTTCTTCAGAATCGGGGCACTGCTCATAACTGATTTTCAAAATATTCTGGGCAGTAACCACCGTGTTCTTTATTCTCTCATCCATTTTACCACCTTTCTTTATTTATTATTCGCTCCCAAAAATCTCTATAACCTTTTTAATGAGGTCTTCTATCGAATCGGCTTCGAAAACCCCCTGACTCATCTGGTATTGAAACACTTCCTCCTTATATTTATTGTTCTCAAACCAGATTATACCATAAAAATTATAAGCCCCGTGTTCAGCCCAAGAACCCAAGGTTTCGAGAAGGGGCACCTTTTCTTCCTCAAGCACATGATCGAAGTTGCTATAAATAAAACCAAGACACGACTCCTTATCAAAATCTTTTTCTTTAATCATTTTTTACCTCCATCTCGAATTCTTCATAGGCTAAAATAATGATGCCTTGGCACTCCGGCAGCTTCATCACCTTCATTTCAACAATTTTATCTAACTTGGTCACGGTTTCACCATGAATCCATGACAATTCAGCCTCAATGACTTTCAGAGCATCCAAACTCAAATATAAATAGGTGGGGGGTTTGCCGGTAAAAGCAGTGAGAACTCCCTTCGTGTAGATTATCGACTCAACCGGCGACCAGTTGACAGAAGCCATAAGCGATTTGTTTTTGCCATAAATGATTTTCATGTCGTAGAGAATAAATCACGAATAATCAAAAATCAAGAAAAATCGTAAAATTATTTTTCGACCAACCTGATTAATTTTTACACTCCGAAACCCTAACCCCTACCTTATTATATAGAACGCCAGATCAAAGAGGGGGGGTCTGCCTGATTTAATTTCTATAGTCCGGTTCCTTTTATTCGGTTCTCATTAAATTAAATTAAGCTTCGGGCACGTATAGGGGTAGATTCTATTTATGGGGGTTCCTGGGGTTAATTAAAACAAAAGGGTTCTATAGAATTTTTAGACAGAAAAAAATTGTGGTGAGATGGGGGGCTGAGGAGAATAATGAGTACCTTGAAATTTCTATAGCTAAAAAAAATTGTGGTGTTGGCCCTATTGCGCGATGCCTGGACCCCCCTTGCGAGATGGACTGAGGCGGGGCTATTTATTGAATGACATTCATTTATTTACTGAATGATATTCAATAATTGGCTGATGGTTACTGAATATCATTCATTTAATTAGTTTACATAATTCATATTATTGGTCTTATTTATTTAATGAATGCTATTCACTATATACTATGGTATCTAACGAATGAATATCATTCATAAAATATTATTTATATATAAATAAAACGTATCGTCATCCCATAGAAGTCTATTAATTAAATGAACCTCATTCATTCTCTCTTCTCTCATTCAATAAATAGAACCCTATTTAATTAATGACCCACATATAGTATCTGACTCTGGCTATACTGACTGAATCTCGTTTGTTTTATGGGGTTTATTTAGTTAGTGAATGGTATTTAGTAGGTGAACCATAGATAGTGTCTTAGATCAATTTAGAAATTGACTGTGATTTATTTTATAAATTGCTTTCAGATTATAATTCACATTTATATTCTGAATCAGATTTAGATTGTGAATCTTATTAATTTTGTGAAGTGGAATCAAGTTATAATTTTTATTAATAATCTGAATCTGATTTAAGAAATGAAGTGGAATCAGAAAATGAATTATTATTAATTTCTGAATTACGTTTAGAGAATGAGGTGGAATTAATTTTTGAATTTGAAAAATAAAATAAATGAAAATTAGAAAACGAATTTAATTTAGAATTTGAATCTGGTTTAATCTTTGAATGAGAATTAATTTATTTGGCATGATTATTTATTTAATCAGAATTAATTAATGAAGGGGATTCATATACTGAATAGGATTCATAGTATGAATTCGATTTATTTAATTCGGCATGTTATCTGCCAATTGCATAGAGTATGCCACTGAATGAAATTCATTAAATTAATTTGATTTATTTATTTGCTTGTAAATTCATGTAGTTAGCAAGTATCATGCCATAATCAAAAATCGTTTTAAACGCAATTAGAAGCGTTTTATGACACTTTGTTTTTTAGCCATACCCTACTATTCAAAAAAATAGATCGTCGTTTTTCGCTTTTTTTGATTTTTTGGCATTAAATTTGAAATAGTCAAAAAACATGCCGAAATTTATTTTTTTATAAAAATAAATATTTTAAAAAAATGTTTTTTTCTCTTGACATTCTGTTTTTTTTTGATAGTCTATAGGTAAGGCTGAAATTGTATGTTTTCGGCTGAGTCGATAGGCCAATAACGGCAAACGGTTTGAAAACCCGTAACACGCAACTATCGCTTGACATAGGGCTTTTGAGTAGGCATAGAGTAGGCATGCGGCGCGGTTTTTTTCTAATTGACTTGCCTAATTGATCGAAGAAATTAGCCGAAGCAATACCAGCACAATGATTATCTGAGAGCTGGCCGCTAAATGCCGATGGTAAAGCCGAAAAAAATTCCCGACGAAAAGCCGATCACCTAAAGCTTGATTTACTTGCCTAGTTGCCTACGGGCAACAGTTCGATAGGTCGGTAAAGCTTTTTTGTGCTTCAGTGGTACAGGGTGAAAAGTGATTCTACATAGCCTAGGCCAAAGTCAAACGGTTACCTAGCACTGCACTGCTATTCTGTACGTTTGGTAATTGCCTAATTGAGCATGTAAAATCGTGACAATAGGCAATGCAATATGCCGCATCATAAGGCTAGGTTTAAAAACCCGTTTAATTGACTTTGGGAATTTTCGCTAGGCATCATAGCTACTACCTACCTTATGGTGTTAGCCAAATAGCCCACTATCAAGCTTTTATTTCGGTTTGATAGTGGGCTATGTTTTTTTTAGTGTCTATTTAGTATCAAGCTTATAGGTGATTTTATGCCTATCGCTTACAATATGCCGAATTCGACTTTTCTTAAATTTTTACCTAAAAAACCAAGCAAAAAACCTTATTTTAAATTTAAAAAATTCCCAACTAAAAAAGCTTGTTTTTTGTGTCACAGAATAGAATGTATTTGCTATGATCGAGAGTTGAAACGTAAATTTTACTTTTCAAAATAACCTTAATCGCTTGATACTAAAAAGACACTAAATATGGTTAGGTGGTAGCATGTAATAAAGACTAGGCAATAAAAATTCCCAACTAAAAATAGGTGATTAAATGCCGAAAACAATAGCAGATGAATTAAACGACGTTTTGAAAAAATATGATAATATGTTTACCCATATTTCAGACTATTCTAAGCTTTGCAAAAACCTAATAATTGACATTCTCGAAGGCAAAAACAAAAATGCAAATTTGAATGAAATGTTGTTGACTTTCGCTGATATGATTTTGAATTCAGATATAAATTTAATGCCCAATAATTCAAAAAATGAAATTCAAAAATTTTTGAAGTATTACGAAAACAAATAAAAATTCCCAACTAAAAATAGGTGATAAAATGCGAAAACCTATAAGCGATAAAGTTAAGCTTGCCGGTGATTTAATGTTTTTTGCCTTGTCTACTCTTCAACAAATTTTAATTGATAATGATTCAACTAATAATGCCGAAAATCTACCGAACGATTTACTTTATGAAATTTCAACTATACTTGAATTGAATCAAGGCATTTTAGACAATACTTTATGTGAACTTTCGAACTTGAATAATGAGATTGATGTTGATGTTGACGAAGTTATAAATGCAAGAGTTAAACAAGTTTTTGGCCACGATTGTAATAATACATTTTACTGTATTTAACTTTATGTTGGCCTAGTCTTTATTACATGCTATTACCTAAAGAATTCCCAAAAACCCTATAACGAAAGAGAGGTATTATTGATTAAAGTAGACTTGGTTTTTTGGCTATTGTCTATTGTTTTCGGCATTCTGTTAATTTTTGCTAAATAACCTTAAACTAACACTAAAAGAGAGGTAAAAACATGGCTATCGACAAAAACAATTTGCTTTTTGATTGCAAGCTTTTTGGTACTGGTAAACGCACTATTGAGCATAAAGCTTGCGTTGACTGTAAAAACAAATTCAACGCACAATTCAAAGCTTGCGTTGAGGCAGTTCAAACTGCCAAAAAAGCAAAAAAGAATTCCCAACCGAAAGTGACGAAAGCCAAGGGTTTTTGGGGCTATGCTCAAGGCAGTTATACTGATATTTTCTGTAATGCAATATGCGAAAAACCCCTTACCATGAATCAAGCGGCCGCAATTATTGCACCTGATGGTCAACCGATCGGCCCACACTCGAAATGTAAAGCACGGTTGATTTCTGAAAATTTGGCCGTTTTCGAGAATCATCAGATATACATGCGAGTATGGCCGAAAGGCCATAGCCTACAAGGCCAACTGACACCGGCCGCAAAAATCGCAAGGTCAAGCAAGGCAGTAGACAAAAAAGCGGCATAAAACAGTTTTAAGCTATATCTGGCGCATTATCACGGCACGACCACGACTCGCTTGATAGTGCGCCAACGTATAGGTTAAAACCTATAAAATGGCTAACAAGGTGATAGTAGACTATGGCAAAAATGAATTGTATTTAGTGAATGAAATTTCGTTCACTGAATATCGTTCATTCTGTGAATATCGTTCATTCACTGAATCAGATTCAGTTAGTGAATTTACCTCATTCACTGAATGTCGTTCACTCACTGAATGCCGTTCACCCCGCCATGGTCTACTGAGAGAAACCCACAACCAACAAGGGAGGTAGCTAGTATGGACTCATCTCATCACGTATTAAGAGAGCAAGCCATGGAGAAGATTTTGAAGTGTATGCAATTGGCTGCGGACCCGGCTGCTACGGAAGGTGAGCGCAATGCTGCACAGTTTGCAGCGGAAAAGCTCATGCTCAAATGGCAAATCAGTTCGCTGGAGATGCGGTCAAAGGAACCGAAACCCCAAAAGGCTACCGATCAGGTCAAGGACACCTTTGAAGACTTGTTCGACAAGGAAGCCGATTGGGAGATTCACCTCGGTTCAGGGATTGCCCGGTGCTTCAATTCAAAAATCATCGTTCATAATCATCGGAGCAGTCTGCGTTTCTTCGGTTCTAAAGATGATTTGGAGATGATCGACTATTTCTTTTCGCGTTTGCGATTAGAGATAGGCTCATGGGCCGAGGAAGCCTACCCCAAAGGCATCAGGAAGCAACGCGCCTATGCCTACGGAATGGTTTGTCGCGTGAACGAGCGTCTTGAGGATTTGTACAAAAAAGTGAACGATGCCTTAGACAACACGTGCCGGGATTTGGTCGTAATTTCTAAAGCTTTGGTGCAAGCAAAAATAAATGAAGTTTACCCCAAGCTTGGGAAGATGCGACCCCGCTCTGTTGGGGACAATTCTGCGCTTGCACGTGGTTATGCTGATGGAAACAATTTGAACCTTGCCTCTGGAAGAAGTCGCATATCGGCAAATTAGTTTCGTTGGAAGCACGAGAAAATTTTTACGAGAAAATATTTCTCTGGATTCTCGTGCTTTCACCGAGGGGGATTTGCCCACCTCATAACACCAAACCAAGGGAGGTAGCTATGACACAGGAAGAACTCAGCAAGCTTCTGGAAGATGCCGCTCACGTGGAGGACATCAAAGCCAAAATGCACGCCCAATTTAAGGACGTCAAATGGCCCAATGCCTATCTCGATGCGGTCTGGATCGGGAACGGTGCCGAGCACTTGGCCGAGAAGTGGAACGCGGTCGTGATCGACAACGGAGATGAGGGCATGGTCTTCCCCAACTTCGTGACCGATCACTACAAGCTCGTCCCGCATGAGGTGGTAACGCACATGCTCATGCGGGAAGTCACTTCGAACTGGTCGCATTGGGGAGTGCCTGAATTCAAGGTGAACCTGTACGACCAGGGAGCCAAGGCATTCGTTCGGGCGTTCTTCCCCGAGATGAAGGAAGCCAAGAAGTTGAAGATCGGCAAGGACGTCATCGAGCCTTTCATCGGATTCAAAAATTCGTATGACTCGCAGACCCAATTGACCGGGACGGGCGGGGCAGTGGTCTTCCGCTGTTCAAACGGCATGGTATCGACCAAGGTTCTCCAGCATTTCAAACGGAAGCATCGGCAAGGTCTGAGTATGGACGCCGTGGTCAAGCAGTTGAACACTTGCATCAAGACCATGGAAGAAGAGCACGAACTGTGGCGCTCATGGACCAAGCTCATGATCGAAAAGGCCCAGGCCGAGGAAATCTTTGAGGCGCTGCCGATTTCGGAAAAGCAGACCGAAAAGATTTTGGCCTTGCCCGAAACCGGAACCGGCATCACCCTGGAGAGCATGTTCAACACCGGCAAACCTGTTTCTGCCTGGACGATGAATAGCATCTTGACTCAGTGGATCACCCACGAAGTCAAGGACTCATCGGGCAGAAAAGAGCGGGAAGAGCAGATGGCGTTTGTGCTTGCAAGGCATTTCGACCATCTGCGGAACTAATCGAGAAGTTTCTTGGAAGGCTCTGCCACGAGAAATTTCTTGGGAAAGAGAGGTAATCATTATGAATCGTTAGATGTGCCTGTGCAGGGAGAAGTGGTAATGGCGCGACCCTCCTGCACAGAGCAGATGGAACGATTCAGTAAACACCAACCAAGGGAGGTAGCTATGGCAATTTGCGATTTTTGCAAGCAGGAAATGTTGACTTCAGATGGTTGTATCTGGACTCATGCCAAGAAAATCAAAGGCAAAAAGCTTTACAAAAGGGACACTTCTAACCTCTGCGATCAGGAACGCTGCCATGACTGTAGAGCAAAACTCGGCAAGCCTCATCATCCCGGCTGTGATAACGAGCGATGCCCAATCTGTGGACATCAGGCTATCATGTGCGATTGCAAGTATTATCTTGTCAAACGCCGGGAAAGTTAGTGTTGAACCTGTGCTCAAGAGAAACTTTGAGCACGGACTTGAACGCTAACCACTAACAAAGGGAGGTAGCTATGAAAAACAGACCCATGAAATTCTGGAGTGCCATCTTCGGGGAAATTGAAATCGGTCAGGTCTACACTTACATCAAAGGACTGGTCAAGTGCTTGGGCTATAAGCACGTCACGTATGATCCGGTCTTTGACATGGCCGAAATTGGGGATGCGGTCGATGTTCACTGGATCGACCGCGTTGGCAATCACAAATCAATCTCTTTTGTGAGGACGGCATGACACAAGAAGCCAAGGACATCATCGGTGGGATTCTGATTTTTGTCTGTATCTTTTTCATGGTTGTATTTATGTTTTCCTTTTAGTTAGCATTGCTACAGCCCATGATGGGAAGTCATGGGCTGAATGGAGTGCTAACAACTAACCAAGGGAGGTAGCTATGTTAAACGTGTATGGAATGCCCAGGCTTTTCACGTCGAATCCCTACAGTCTCGATGCGATCTTCGATTACCTGGATTTCATCACCGACTTTGGTGGATTCGATACGTCGAAAGTCGAGCCGGGAGGTTTTCTGAGGACTTCTATTCTCAGTCACTTGACCCGCTACACTACGGATCACCCCGGCACCATGCGCCACGGCAAATCTCTGGAAGAGGTTCTCGACCTCTGGATCGTTGCCCGCGCCGCTCACGCTTAGTTTTTAACACAAGGCTGTCATCCCGTATATAGAGGCATGACAGCCTTGGATTAAGAGCTAAGGATACGCTCTTAGGCTAACAACAACAACCAACAAGGGAGGTAGCTATGAAGGAACCGTATGCTGGTATCGACTATGGCAGAGGTATTTCCAACATCGACCACGAGAAAAACATTCGGTATGGGGTAATCAGCCAGAATGAGGTTCTCCAAGCGTGGGCCGACAGTTCGGAACCCAACTACGTCTACTACTGCCCCGAATGCGAGCGGGAAATCGGCCAAGAAGTGCCGGAGACTTGCCCCGATTGTGGGCACGAATTCGACGATGGAGACTTTGACATGCTCGAACCTGTTTCGTGGTACGTGGACGATGGTGAGTACACGGCAGAATGCGGGGATGACGGCGACATATTTATTACAAAGTCGCTATATTTCACCTATGCACAGTTCTGCTCTCCGTGTGCGCCGGGTGCTGTTTACCTCATGAATCCGTTCAAGCCGGTGGGTGAAGTCAAGGAGCAGTTGAAAACTGTTTCTGAGATAGCACCCAATGCTTATGGAGAAGCGTACAAATCACACGCCGAAAACGCTGGATACGCCAAGGGCTATTGCTTCAGCCACGATTGGTTTGAGGATGGCAAAGCCCCGTACCCCGTATTCTCTGTGGAAACCGGCGAACTTGTTCTGCCCGATGAAAAGGAGTAAAGCCTGAACCTGTTCACGAGAAATTTTTATCTCGTGGACAGACTTGAGACTTTACCCCCAAAACAAGAGGGGGATAACACCAACCAAGGGAGGTAGCTATGACCATCTGGACAAAGACCGACAACGGATACGTCACCGAAATGTCAACACTCGAACACACCGGGATGAAGTGTGCCGTATGTCAGACATTCTTCACGTTAGATCAGCCCCTTCGGGACAAGTCTGGCGAGATTATTAAATGGACTTACAAGTGCAAGGCATGCGGAGCATTCATGCAAATCTTTAACGACTGAGGAGATCAAAAATGATTCGGCAGATTGGCAGTCAGGCCAGGGAACCATTGGAAGACACCGAGTACGAAGTCTACCAAGGGCCGAACGAAGATGGAGAAATCATTCTCATCGACGAATCGGAGAAGAAAGAACTCTGGGTTCAGAGGGAAGACTTCGCGGGGTATGTCGTTGAAATCGACGGCATAGGATACGAATTCGTGACAAGTCTTTAATCTTTTGTCTTGCCCATAGACAAGGAGCTATGGGCAAACGCAAGGGATTAACCCTTGGGCTAACATTCAACCATCTAACTAAGGGAGGTAGCTATGTACGAAGACTTCAAGGTGAAAACCGATGGAGAGTTTGCTATCGCTTTGCGGTATGCAAATTTGCCGGGAAAGGTGGTTATTATCGGCAGAGATGGACGTCAATATTATGTTCATAACAACCCTCTTGAGCTTTTCCGATTTGCTCAAGCCGAAAAAACAACCGCCGAACTGCTCTGGAAAGAAGTTCAAATCGAATTGCCCGGCATTCGGGAGTTCGTGCCAGTAGAGGATCTCACCCCCATGCAGATAGAATTTTTGAAAGCGGCATCCAATACTGCTCGTATGGAGTACGAGAAAAGAATACGCCGCAGGTGGGAGAAAGTTTCGATTTCAGACATTCTCGAATACATCGACCGGATTGGCGAATATGCAGACTTCTACAATGGTGTTTCGGAAATGGGCTATGACGACATACCCACAATCGCCGCCAACTGGAACCCACCCAAAATGAAGAAGCTTTGCGATTGGATCGACAAATTCTTTCAAGGCAATATTTCGATTGAATGGTCAGACGAATGGACTGGTTGCTGTAATTGTTACAAAGCCGTCAGAACTTCCGCCGACAGCTACGGTTGGCAAACTTCATGGGTATGGGTTTCGGACTGCGAAATACTCTGTCACGAATGCGTGAAAAAGGATGGAGCAGATGACGTGATCGAGCATTACCTGAATTCGCTTAACAAAGCACTACCATACTGGATGCAAGAACACGTCGAAGCTGCCGGGTTCAAGTGTCTGGAAAGCGAAGAGTCATACTGCACCCGGTTCGAAAATGGATTTCACCGGGGTCAGGATGATACCCCCAAAAAATGCCTGAAACTGGCAAAGGAAATTCTGCCGTACAAATTCGATCACCTGTTTTTGCTCACTGATGTTGGACAGTTCGACATCCATTGGGCCATGTCTGTGAGAAAAGTTGAAGTGGAAGAATAAGTCGAGAATTAGGATCAGCCACCGGGCAAAAACAACGAGAAAATATTTTTGCCCGGTCACGGATTCTAATTGAATCTGGGCTAACAATCACAATCAAACAAGGGAGGTAGCTATGAAATTACAAGGGAGCGTAATCATTGAGGTCACAAGATGGTGCAACCTGGAGTGCTACCATTGTCTTAGAGGTCAACGACAACGGATGAGACAGACCTACGAGAATATATCTACACTTCTTGGGCACTTCAAGTACGTGGATACTGTCACATTCACTGGTGGGGAACCCACTCTTGCACCGGAAATTATTGGTCTGTTCATTGGCGCTTGCAGAAATCACAGCGTAGGAGTTGGCAATTATTACATTGCAACCAATGCTGAACGGATCACAAGAAAATTCTTAAATGTTTGGGAACGTCTACATGCTTGGTGTGATGATAACGAAATTTCAAGCGTGGATATTTCGAACGATCAATTTCACTGTGGCAACCCGGACGCCCATAAGCTTTTAGATTTTGCCGAAGAAAATAATCTGACAGTACACTACAAATACGATAAATGGAAACCCGATTATGAGCATTGTATCTCTGAAGGACGGGCTGAAAATTGGGGTAAAAAAGTTGTCGAAAAAACACCGTTTCTTTATAATATTTGGGAAGAAGACGTGATTTCATTCAACGAGGGAGAATTATATCTGAATTGTAAAGGCAATGTAATTCATGGATGTGATTGGTCGTTCAAGTCGCAAGACAAACCAGAAAACATTATTGCCCATGTTTCAAAATTTGAACCCGAAATGTTGATTAAATTAGGCAAAAAGGACGACTGAGAGGGCTTGTATGCGTGTTTTTTACAGTAAGGCATGGGTAATCATGCCTTACGATAAAGGGCACGATAAAACGCCCCTAATGCAGCTAACAACAAACAAGGGAGGTAGCTATGAAAATTAAAAAGAGAAAAGACTCAGATTTTTCTGGATATTATGATAGCGACAGAGATTTTTTTGAAGACAATAGGGAGCTTATTCTCTCAATTTTAGAACCCAATGTAGAAAACAAAATAAAAGCCCTGGAAACTATCGACTTTCATTGTCAACAGATCGACATTATTTCCTACAAATTGATCGAATCAGAAGCTAGAAAAATTTTATCGAAACATCCAAACCTGAATGAATTTGTTATGGCAATGGGTTCCGCTTTTTTTCTTGACAAACAAAATCGTGTTGTGCAGCTTTCCGATAAAACCTATCTTAAACCATTTGACGAATTAGTTTGCAGATTAAATGAAATATGTAAGGTTTGTGCATCCCCCATGCGTTGTACGGCAACCGGAAAACGCATAACCAATTGGTAATGTTTTGCCCTATGCTCAAGGGAAACTTTGAGCATAGACACAAGGCATTAGCCTTGGATAACCACTAACCAAGGGAGGTAGCTATGAGAACCAAACACACGCCTGGGCCATGGAAGTTGCAAGCTGGCAGAAGCATTGTCACTCCAAGTGGGGCGTTCTATCTCACTTACGGGCAAGACAAGTATGGAAACCCCAACTTCAAAGATTTCTGTGAGTTGGACAGAAACGCTCAACTGATCGCCGCAAGCCCCAAACTTCTGGAGCGCCTCATGCTCGCATGTGAAGCCCTGCGAGCGAAAGGGGAAGACGGCATCGCTGAATACTGCGAAATTGCAGTAAGAGAAGCCGTTGGAGGTGACTCATGAGAAATTTTGAAGATTGGTTGAGGGAGAAAAAAAGCCGTATCCCCAATTTTGACGATTCAGACCTGTCAAAGCAATTCATACCCTACTTCTGTAGTGGACAGCGCATTATCGTCAAAACAAGATACGGTGAAACAAAGCGTGGATACGTGGGGGTAACAACGGGTTGGAAGCCCTGCTTTCTTCTCATGCACAATACCAGGGCAATCGGCAGCAGCACCCTTCTAATGGATGGAGACCAAATCATCGGCACCGTCAAGAAATGGAGATGCTCATGACATTCAGCCGCTACTCGGAACAATGCATCAACTGTGCAAACTACATCGACAATGCGGACCCAGAAGCCAAAACCCTCATGGACGAAGCTTGCATTGAATGCTCGCTCGAATGCAATATGTTTGAGGAGCACCTATGCGAGTTTTTCGTCGAAGCAACGGATTAACCCATCAACACCGATCACGAATAAGAAGGAGTTCGTGGTCGGGATTAATGGGTTACTCAATTTGGTGGTAGCTATGAATCGTTGACTTTGGATGCTCTGGTGCCGTATAATTGCCATTACAAATCCAAGGTTTGTCGCGGGGCTTCCATCGTGCGTTAGCCCACGATGTACCTCCCTTACCGGGGGTGGTCCCCGGTTTCGAAGCCCCGCGACAATTCACTTTTTAGGGGGCAAATCCATGTCCATAAAAAGAGCCATCGGCCAAATCGTTCTCCAGCAGCAGCCCGTAGAGCTTCACGTACTATATACAGGCGACACGTCATCCATAGTAGGGGTCGGCATCCAGGGTAAGGGTCATCCCTATACCAGAATCGACAGCAACTATGAGATTTCAGGCTATGACAGAATTTGTCTTCAAAAGAACCAGTTTGTCGTATGCTCATGCGGCAGAATGAGAAGCACGATTGAAGACCTGAGAAAGACCGAACTGTTTGTGGATACCGGCATACGCTTCTGCTTTTGTGATAATCGTTGGGCCGAAGTCTGGCAGATCAGAACCAGCACAATCAACCTATTGAAGGAGGCTGAAAATGACGAACCCCGAAATCAAGATCAACCTGAACATGGTAGTACCGATTGACAGACCATTACAGGATCACGAAGTTCGAATCATCTCAAGCAACATCGACAGAATTCAAAACAGCATTGCCCCCATCAACCTGGAACCCGAAACGAAAGAACCCACCACCCGCTTTCAGAAAATGGTTTCTGAAAACCGCAGAATTGCCGATGCCGTATCGGATATCAACCTCAGAAAAATCCACCTTGAGAACGACACGATAGAAATATTTTCTGACCAGCCCAAAACCGTTGAATGGATAGAAGAAGAAATCAGGTTTCTCGAAGCCCTCAGAAAAACCCTCACCACCCTGCAAAAATTAGCCCCTTGACATTTCTATTAATCATTATTAAGATTGCGTAAAACCCGAAACATAAGGGTCTTCAGATTTTCAACGAGAAAATTTTACGAGAAAATTTTAACGAGAAAATATTTGTTTCACGAGAAAATATTTATTTGAAGGGGGAGCTATCTGTGAGAAAAAAAGGCATTCAGAAAGAAAAGAACGCGAACATTTACCAGACCATATCGGCAAAATCGAGCAAGGTGATAGCCAGCTTTTCATCCGACGCTAAATTAATCGAATGGGCAAAAGAGTATGCCGCTCGAAGGGAGCGTTCTTTCTCGTGGTTGGTTACTCACCTCTTGAAGGAACGCAGAAACAAAGAGTGGCTTGAGAAAAACATCGCACACAAAACCATAAGGTGAAGCCATGTTTTGCCAACTGTGCCTGAAGTACCACGGTGCGGAACGTGTCGAAGAGAAAGTCAATATCGGCGGGGGCAAACAGACCATCATCATCAACCGAGTTTGCCCGGTAAAAGAAAGCATCGTCAATGAGGGAGACGAAAGCTGCGAAGCCTTTGAACCCACTAACATCTTCTGGTGTGGCGATAGGGACCAATGGGTCTACCTCAAGGTCTGCCAAGCACGGCAGAGAAAGGAGATTTGCTACTGCACCGTAGGGGGCCAAGCAGCCTCCATTCAGATCAAGACAAAGAAACAATTGGTGATTCGCAAAAAGAAGAAACAACTCGTAATTCGGAAGAAGCTACTATGAAAATAGAAATCGTAAACCCAATCGAAGCCCGAACGAATGAAGAGGGGTCAAAGAAGCTGGCCTCCACCCTCTGCTACACCGCATCGTACTGGCGCAAAGGCCAATGGGCCATGCGTAGGTACGAGTATTCGAAGTCCCTAATCAAAAAGCAGAAAGACGGCTATCATTATTTCTTGGCGGGGTTCATTCCACGAGTGAGAAAAGCCAACTCCAACACCAAGATCACAACCATGTTTGACAAAGCCAAGTTCGAGTTCAAAATCCCAGATTTGAAAGGTATCGAATTTCGACCAGACCAACTAAAGCTAATCGACCAAGCATTGAAAGCAGAGCGGGGGGTGGTGGTTTCCCCCACCGGGTCGGGCAAAACGATTCTGCAAATGGGCCTGATTACCACCCTACCAAAAGACTTCTGCACCCTCATTCTTGCCCATACCAAAGACATTGTAATGCAGACTTCTCAGGAGCTTCACAAATTCAACCTGAACCACCAGATGATAATTGAGGGGCACCTTCAACCGTTAAAGAAAACCATCGTGGTTGCCACCGTTCAGAGTTTCATCAAATACAACCCGGATGACTACATGACCTACTTCGATTGTGTCATTGTCGATGAAGGGCATCATGTGTCTTCCATCGACGGCAACTATGGCAGAGCGTTGGGCACTCTATTGGCCCCGTACCGTTGGGCCTTTACAGCCACAAAGCCCGTAAATAAAGAAGCTGAAATGGCATTAGAGGGGCTTATCGGGCCGACCGTAGCGCGACTGACCATCAACGAAGCCGCCAAGTTGAACATTATTGCAAAGCCCAAGATCAAGATTATCAAGCTGAGTGAGGACTTCAGAATTCGCCAACTCTACCGCAGCTATGAAGAAGTGGTGGAACACGGCATCGTCAAGAATGATGAAAGAACCGATAAAATCGCAACTATCGTTAAGAGCAACATCCATCACAAGCGGGTCGTGCTCATCATGGTAAACCGCATCGACCACGGCAACCTGATTAAATCGGCACTCATGAAGAAAGGGGTGGATATACCCTTTGTCAATGGTGCTACCCCAAGTCTCGAACGGGTTAAAATCAAAACCAAGCTGATTGAAAAGAAATTATTCGGGGCTATCTGCACCACGGTCTGGAAAGAAGGGGTCAACATACCGAGCCTGAACATGATCGTGCTGGCCCACTTGGGTAAATCAGAAATCGTAACCTTGCAGAACATTGGCCGGGGACTGCGAAGAACCGACGATAAAGACCGGGTTTCGATAGTTGACTTTTTCGACAGTTCCCACAACTACCTCATTAAACACTTTGGGGAACGAATCTGTCTGTACTTAGACGAAGGGTGGTTATGAAAACCTCTCTCGAAAACGTGCCAGTTGAAATTCGAAAAGCATTAATTCGAAAGGTCAGGCAGTGCATTAGCGAAGGAGTTCAGATGACCGAAAGCTGCATCGTGCCCTGCCCGAACGACCCCACCCATTTCACCCTGTTTCGGTACGCACAGTTCCACGGCATTGAAATGTTTATGTGCAATAAATGCGGCTATCGCTATGTCATGATGAAACAAGGTGGGGAACTCACACTTGTCAACCAACCTGAAAGAAAACAACTGGTGATTAGGAGAAAGACATGATTAATTCAGACGAAACCTTTATGCCCGGTGATCGGGTGCTTGGCTTTGACAACAGACTTTATGTGAACGATAGAGTTACCCCTCTGTCAGTCACCATGAAACCCGCAACAATAATCTGTAGGTACGGGTATGTTTCGTATGACATGATGAGAATTCTGGGGTGGAGTTATGAAACCGCTCAATACCCCGATCTTTGTGATATAAAGTTTGACCACAGACCCGATGAAATTTCAAAAGCCCACTTCACCGTTTTTCTGAAAAGACTTGAGAAATAATAGGAGGGATCATCTAATGTCAACCACTCTTGATTCTTTAGTAACATGCTTAGTCGCTCTTATTATATTTTGGTTTATTAGTCATATCGGGAGAGGGTAATGAAACCCGGCGATAAAGTAAAAGTCAATTCAGGCCCGTACAAAAACCAGATATTCACGCTGTCTAAATCAGCCATGAGTGGATGGCATGTGCTCGATGAAAGGGGGCAAGAAACCTATCTATTCAAAGAAGAACTGGCAAACTCCACCAAACTGGCGATCAGAGGTTTAGTCATTCGCAAACCGAAAAAACAATTGGTAATTAGGAGACCAAAATGAAAGAGAAAAAATTTATGTGCCGAGAATGTGAAAGGTCATTCGATTCGGTTATAACCCTGTGCTCGAAATGCTATGACTCCATCTACAAAAGAATGCAAGAACTGAAGTACTCAGCCGAAAAGCCAACTCCAAAATATGACCCCGAAGAGCACAAAGGCAAATTCACCCAGAAAAACATCGCCTCAATTCTTGAAATGCAGAACTCTTTACTCGAAGCGATTCATGCTGCCGGTGGGGGAGTTTCATGGGACGAATTAAAAACGTGGTCACTGCTTGATCTGCTATACAAGTTGGGTCCAAACGATATTCGATTCGTGTATAGAATGCCTGAACATGAATAACATTGACATCGTAGGCTACCTCTCAAGCAGGGGTATTCCATATTCGACTGAGGGCAAGAATGTGCAACAGGGGTGGGTGGGAACCGCTTGCCCCTTTTGCAACGACACCTCAAACCACCTCGGCATTAAGGATGGCGGCGGCATCAACTGCTGGCGCTGCGGCACCACAGGTAGCGTCAAAGATTACCTGTTTGCCGTAGAGGGTTCTTGGAGCCGGGTAAACCAGATTTTGTCAGAGTTTTCAACCGTTGAGTTCGGCAAAATCATTCGGTCTGGGGCTGAGAGAACCACAGCATTCCACCCACCCAACACCCAAGATTTCATCAATCCCAAAGCTGCAAGGTATCTGAGAGAAAGAGGCTACGCTTACAAGTATATCGAAAAATTATATGGGGTTAAGACGTTCCACCCCACGGCGAAATACAAATTCAGATTGTATATTCCAATTACGGTTCAAAACAGGGTGGTCAGTTTTACGACCCGAAGCTACGTGAGTGTGTCGAAGTCTCCCAAATATTTGCACTTGCCAAAAGAATCAAGTGTGCTATTTGCTAAAGAAACTTTATACAACAGCGATCAGGCAAGCGATACGGTGGTGGTGGTGGAAGGGCCGTTAGACGCATGGCGCATTGGTTCTGGGGCCGTGGCACTTTATGGAGTCATTTACACAGCCAAACAACTTTCGTTGCTCAGACGGTACAAGCGGGTGTTTGTCATGTTCGACGCTGAACCCCAAGCACAGGAACAAGCCGACAAACTGGCCTATGAACTGTCTGGCTATAATCTCGAAGCGCATGTCATACGGCTTGAATCGGGCGACCCCGGCGAAATGAAACTGGATGACGTGCGACATCTCAGGCGAGAAATTTTCAGTCATTAAAAACCCCTTGACATTTAAACGCGCATGAATTATATTCTCTACCAAGCCAAGACTTAACCCTTTTTGGGGGCAAGCGAAAGCTTGTTGGGTTAAGCAAACGGGCAAGAAAGTTGCCAGAATGAATAACACGACATCAGACAATTTGCGTTTTAATTCTTTGGGTGCGGGTCCCGTAAGCCTGGCAGCTTGCCCCCCCAAAGCATCAAACCCCGGTTCTGATCCCCCGATCAGACCGGGGTTTTCTTTTTCTATCAACAAGCCCACGGTTTCTTTTTCTCATCAATATGGGTCGTATGGTTCCCCTCTTAATCAATGTCCTTCGTGGTTTTTCGAAATGCTAGATAATTTACTTCGTAAATTATTTTCTATATTATATTCTAGATATTCTAGTACCTACGAAGTAGGTACTCTAGCATTCCACAGAAACCAAACCTTGTTCTGCACGAAAATCGCTGAGTGGAGATTGGTATGAAAACCGAACCGTTGATCCCCTCGAAACCGAATTTGTTATTTTTATTTCAACACCCGAAATTCGAATCCACCCTGTACCCAGAAGATGAAATAATCGAAACCCCAAAAAGCCGACATGAATTATATGCTTGGCGAATAATTCATTTCTGGGAATCCACCAAGACCAAAGACGGCAAAGGGTTGAGAGCACCCCGCCGAAAAAATAAATTAAATGCCCACGAAAAAGCCTTGTCTGAATTAATTGCCGTCATGAAGGGGAACCATCTTCACGTTCAAAAATATTCATCAGACCAAATTATGAAAGCCGTAAGCCATCTGCTGCTTGCTGCATACGACCCCGAATTCATGCCAATCAAAAGCGGCAAACAGGTAAAGAAATTAAGATCACTCGATATCCCCCACTTCATCTACGATAAATACACCGGCACGAGTTACCTAAAAATTTACCAAGACCCGCCAAAGACCCTCTACAAAGAATTAAACTCCTATCTGACCCGCATGATAAAAAATTATTTTGCCGCAGAAAAATGGGGGCACACGGCATCAGACAAAGATATAGGACTCGAACACGAAGCCGCTTTCATCAAAACCTCAAACCGATTGCACGAATACTTGGTCAAGCACGAAAAATATTTTCAACCCGCCATGCGACTCAGCATCAAGAACCCCGAACGTGCCGTGTACGGCATGATGTGCGTTTGCAAGACCTCCAAGAATTGGGCAATATTCGAACCTCACTGGCTGGCGAACGATGTCACTTTTACAAAATTAGATGTTTGGCTTAGAGATCAGGGTTTTTATCGCTCCCCTAACACCGTCGAAAAACCTCTGAATAAAATCGAAACTCTCAGGTAAAAAATGGCCCGGTTCAACATAGAGAAGATTGATAGTGCCTTAGAGAGTAGGATAGTTGCCGCCGCTCTGACCAACCCAGAATTTATCCGCGATGTTCAGCACGTTATAGACCTTGGGTATTTCAAGAATCCACTTCATCAGAAGATCGTCAAGTGGGCCGTTGAGCACTACAGCCGGTTCGAATCGGCCATTAACGATGGAATAAAAATTGCCATCGAAGCCCACAAGCCCAAGCTGAAACCAGACGAATACGAAAACTACCTTCAATTGGTGGATGACATCTTCAGCCGAATCGCTACCAAGGGGGCTGAAAGCAACACTCCTTACCTTGTGCAAGAAACCATTAAATTCTTCAAGAAGAGGGAACTCGAAATCACCGCTCACAATATTCTCTATCATCTTGAAAGGGGGGATGTACCCGAAGCCGAAAAAGTATGGGCCGAGTGCGTAAAGGTGGAGCAACGCTTCTCTGACGTTCACGATTTATTCGATGAGGCACTTATGCAAAAACAATTCACAGCCAATGAAAACCTGATTTTTAAAATGCCCGGTGAGTTGGGCAGTTTTCTTGGGTTGATGGAACGCGGCTGGCTTGTCGGCATCATGGGGGCGTATAAGACCGGCAAGACGTGGTGCGCTATGGAGTTCGGCATAATCGGTATGCTCTCTCATCTCAACGTGGCGTTCTTTTCGCTTGAGATGACCGAAAAAGGAATGTACGAGCGCATCTTCAAGCGGCTCATGGCCGCAACCACCGAGCAAAACGGCATTGTGAACCCGGTGTTCGATTGCGGCAAGAACCAGAGGGATGAATGTGCCTTTGCCAGACGAACCAATAACATCGCTCTTGATTGGCAAGCCGGGGAGCCTATTGACTTACGAAGGAATTCACGTTATAAAGTCTGCACGTTCTGCAAAGAGCACCGTAACTTTTTTCAGCACTATGAACCGGCTACGTGGTTCGAAAAAGTACAAGCCGTGATCCCCTACAACGAGCAAACGGTGTCGGCAGCACGGTTGAAGTTTGAACGGTATTTCAAAAACCGTTTTCGCTTCAAGTCATACCCCCGGTTCACGGCAAACATTCAAGACATCAAAAACGATCTACGACTACTGGAACAAAAAGATGGGTGGGTGCCCGACATTATTATTGTTGACTACGCGGATATTCTCAAGCCCGAAGACGGTTCTGCCCTCGAAGGGTACGAGAAAGAAGATCGCACCTGGATTGCCCTGTCTCAGCTTGCCGGTGAGAAGCGCAGTCTGGTTATTACCCCTACCCAGATCACCAAAGATGGACTCGAAGCCCACAGCATCAAAGTCAAGCACACCGCCCGGTGGTCTGGCAAGTTAGGTCATGTGGATATGATGCTGGCAATCAACCAAACCCCACAAGAAAAGAAAATGGGGGTCATGCGAATTTCGGTTCTTGAGCATCGCCACAACGAATTTCACGAAATCGACTCATGCCTTGTTCTGCAAAACCTTAAAACCGCACAAGTGCATCTTGATTCTGTGCGAGCAATCCCACAAGATGGAGGTGAGTGAATGAAACCAGAGTCACAAATCAATCAGAAACAATTGCTGGCTGAAATCAAACAACTCAACGAGACATTCAATCTCAAAATCAAGACCAAGGGCAGCATCACCCAATTGGCCGAAGCCTTTGCGGGAGGCGTTGAAGTGCTGAACGAGCAGGGGGAAGGCTTGCCCGAATCGACCGTCGATTTTTTCAATGACCTCTTCGCTGACGAATCGGCAGGGTACAAAGATGTGGAGGTAAAGGCGGGGGGCAAGGCCGAAGAAGAGACAGAAGACCCGGTTGAAGAAACCGAACCCCTCGATGAAGAAACCCCCACCGAAGAAGAGGAGGTTGAAGAACTCGACGAACTCGACCCTGAAGAGGAACTACCCGGCGAAGACGAAGAAGAAACCTTAGACGAAGAGGAGGAGCTTGAAGAACTCGAAGAAGAAGACGATAAACCCACAGCCCCCAAAAAGCGTGGTCGTGGTCGGCCCGTGGGCACTACCAAGAAAAAAGCCCCGCCGCCACCCCCGGCCAAAAAAACCCAACCCAAAGGACCGGCACCGAAAGCCGTAGCAAAAAAAAATTCCGAAATAGGTAGGAAAGAAACCAACCCCCCGAAGGAGGAACCCACAATGCTCGAACAGTTGCAATCACTCACCAAGAAACCCGAAGTGAAAGCCTTTGTCGCCACCAACAATCTCAACATCAAACTCAAGAACAACGAAAGCGTCACGGTCTGGAAGGCCAAAGTCAAGAAACTGCTCGAATCGGCTTGCCCCGCCCCCGCAGAAACCACAAAACCGGCTGCGAAAGCCACCGCCAAAGCCGTCAAAAAGCCGGTTCTAAAGGCCAAGGTAGAGAAAAAAGCCCCGGCCAAGGCCAAGACCACCCCCGAACCGAAAAAGCCCGAAAAAAAGGCCGCTGTGAAGCCTGAGAAAAAGGCCAAAGCCCCCCGCACGAAAGGGGAGGGCAAAGACCCCTTTGGTTTTCTGATGGGGTCGCTCACCCACTCGTTCGTCACAATGGTCGCCAAGAAGCCCTGCACGATGGGGGATATCGTCAAGGCCGGTCTGGGCAAGCACCCCAAGACCGTCAAGAAGCTCGTGGCGATGGGCTACATGAACCGCAACGACAACCACATTCTGACCCTCACCCCGCAGGGTAAAAAGGTTTGGGGGGAGACCAAATGAAAACCTTGCGAATACCCGCTGAAATCATTCTGACGTTCGGGCCACAGGTGAAAGTTACGGATGAAGTTGCCGAAACCGCCGAATTCGCCTGTGAACAACATCTGAATTCAATCGGGGTTATCAACTACACTGGCCCCATGATTGCAACCGGCTCCTTGAGTTTCGGCTTGCGAGTGCATTTGAAAGATCATCCACCTCACCCAAAACTAATTGACCGATTTGGGGAAATACCAAAGCCAATAGAGAAAAAACCCCCAAGAGTTCTCGAAGACGTGGACATTCAGGTAGAGGAAGCCGCCGATGAGCCGCAAAACGGGTGAGAGGCAGAGGTTCTTCCCCCCGGTGCTGACTTCTCAGTACCCGGTCTGCCCCATACCCTTCAGGGTGGATAGTTACAACGGTTGCTCTAATGGATGTAATTATTGTTTTGCTCGCTACTTTGTGGAGTACAGCCGAAGAAATAACCCTGAAGAGGGTAACAAAAAGTTCTCGTACATCGAAATGAATGACCCGGTTAAGTTCAAGGCATGGCTTGACCGGGTTATTCAGACAAACGAGTACAACTACCAGAGGGGGGCAGAGGTTGCCCTGCTGGAACGCTTGCCCCTCAAACTTGGTGGTATTGCAGACCCATTCCCCTCAATAGAGTACAAGTACCGCATTACCTACGACATGCTCAAAGCCCTACATGAGCATGATTACCCCGTTCAAATACTGACCAAGAATCCATCAATGCTGGCCCGGTACTCGCCGGATTTTGAAAACCCCAATTGGGCCGTTTCTGCCACGATCATCAGTCTGGACGAACGCTTTGTTCGAACGTGTGAACCCAATGCCCCACCCCCTCGCATACGCCTGAAAGCTGTGGAACGATTAGTCTCTCAAGGCAGAAATGTCATGTGCAAAGTTCAACCCGCCATCTACCCCAAGATTCTGAAAGACTTGCCCGACCTCGTAAAAGCGTTTAAGGATCACGGTGCCTGGGCATTCAACGTCGAAGGGCTGAAAGTGCGGGTGTCGATGAACCCCCATGAGCAAAAGATTTTCGAGCAGATCGGCAAGTACGTGGGGGACGATGAGTTCTTGGGCCTTGGAATAAGAAAGTATTATCGAATGAGAGGTGTACAGGTAGGCTCGGACTACGAAATCACTAAAAACAGAAAGCGAGAGTACATTGATTTAGCTATTGACTTGGCCGAAAAAAACAATATTAAGTGTTTCGTGGCCGACAATTACATGGGCAAACTCGGTGCCGGTTGTGAGTGCTGCGGCACAGAGGTTTTGAGAAACTATAAAATCTGGGGGGAGAACAAGCGTGTTCGTTACTTCGGCAAGTTCAAGCACGAGAGCGAAGAAATGAAAAAGGTGGTGATAAACACCTTCAGCTATTCCTCTGATTCAAGGCGCTATCGAACCCTTGGCGAAGTTGCCCACGAAGAACTCAACCCGAAAGGTAGGTTGCTATAATGGAAATCTTGTGTGTCTTTCTGCTGGTTTTTCTGTTCGTCTGTCATGAATACGAAATCAGGCAATTGAAAAACAAACTCAAACAGATAATGGGTGAGGGAAATGATAACCTTTAACTACACAATCTTTGGCACAGGGTTTGGGGTTTCTATCCCCTCGGAGGACTTTAATGCCCTACTTCTAATCTTTGCCGTGGTGTTCATATTCTCAATGAAATATGTCACCCGATGCAGAGAAATCTCTCTACAGGAGAAAACGAGAAATGATATTCGAGCGCAAGAAGTTTATCGAAGCATTATTGAAGATGATGCCCGGCGTGGACAAAAAAGGTCTGGTCGATCAGATGACGATGTTCCACTTCACCGGCAAAGAAATTCTAACGTACAACGACCAAGTATTCGTGAGACTTCCATTCTTGACCGACTTCGAATGCTCGGTTCACGCCCAGACACTTTACAATCTTCTAAATAAGCTCGACACCGAAAAGGTAAAGGTGGAGCTAAAAGACGGTCGATTGAAGTTCAACACCGCAGGGGTCGCCGCCAGCTTTACGATAGGTGAGGGTAGCGAAATCAACGAGATTCTAAAGTCCGTTCTGAACGAAATAAAAAGCCAGACCAAATTTTACAACCTACCCGAAGACCTGATGACAGCTTTGGATTTGTGCCGGTTCTCGGCTTTCGTGAAAGACATTGGCGGGGCGCTGACCTGTATCAAGATTGTCGATGACAAGGTGCTCTCAACCGATAGAAGCCGATTGAGCCTTTACACCATGAAAGCCCCTATCAAATCTGAAAGCTTCATGGTGAAAGCCTCTGTGGTGAACGATCTTCTAAACTACACCCCAAAACTCTACTGCCTCACCAGAGCGTGGATTCATTTTTTCGAATCAAAAGACGGTCTGGTGTATTCTGTCAGACGCTTTGAGGGAGATTACCCTGTTGAAGATGCTCTCGACCTGTTTTCAAACGCAAAACCCAAATACAGAATATCATTGCCCGATGGGGTGTTGGATTCAATCGGGTTTGTCAAACTCTTCACCGATGAACAGGATCAAAAAACCATCAACATAAAAGTCGCAGACGGCCAAATGAGTATAAATGCCTCTGGCACGAGAGGTATTATTTCAAAGAAACTAAAGGATGTTATCAACACCGTCGATTCAGCTACCGATTTTAGTTTCAACATCAACCCGATCATGTTGGCCGAAATCATTAAACTCGGTTGTAAGGAACTTCAAATCGTCAATGTCAAAAAGGGCAACGACAACGTACCTCTGGCACTCTTCAAGGTCCACAACTTCAGACACATAATCGCTTTGATGGTGTAGCCTTATGCTCTTCAATCAGGAATATAACTGCGCCACCAAAGACTTCAACCCCGATGTCAACTGTCTGAAGTGCGGGTTATACAAACGCTGCAAGCACCCGAAGATGGAATACACCGGCAACGGCAAGAAGAAATGCCTCATTATTGCCGAAGCCCCTGGGGAAGATGAAGACAATCTTGGCCGACAACTCGTAGGCAAGATCGGCCAATGGTTTAGAAAGAAACTGGCCGCATTCGACCTGTCGTTGGATGATGACTTCTACAAGACCAACTCGGTCTGCTGCCGACCCACCGACCCCAAAGGCAACAACCGAAAGCCAACTCCGCAAGAGATTCAATACTGCCGACCCCGCATCGAAGCTCTCATTAAAAAGTTGAAACCCGAACACATCTGGCTAATGGGTGGAGTCGCTATCGAAAGTTTCTACGGCAGATACTTTGACTCCACCATGTTGGCAATCGGCAAGTGGAGAAGACACCAAATACCAGACCCCGAATGGGGAGCTTATATTCTACCCCTGTTTCACCCCTCGTATCTGGTGCGGCAAGAAAACGATCAGAATTTGCAATCCACTTACATACACGATTTATCTTTCGCTGTGTCGCATTTGCAAGACCCACCCTTCAAGCCCCTCATACCAACACTTGACGTTGTAACCGACTTTGAAAGAATCCATCGAATACTTGAGTTGATTTTAGATAGCAAGCCCCCTGTACTCTATTTCGACTATGAAACGAATTGTCTTAAACCCATGTTGCCGGGGGCCAAGGTTGCCAGCATATCGTTTTCGTGTGACAACTTTGAGGGGGTCGCCATACCCTACCAGTACCCGAACGTGTTGACGGCAAGCGAACAATTACAAGTTAAAGACTTATGGAGCAGAATCTTAAAAGACCCCAAGATAAAAAAGGCCGCGCATAGCTGCCAGTTTGAAAACAACTGGAGTTGCAAGCACTTTGCCGAACCTGTCAACTGGCATTGGGATACTCAACTCGCCGCTCACGTCTTAGACAACCGCCGAGCGGTCTACAGTCTGAAGTTTCAGTCCTTAGTGAAGCTTGGCTTCAAGCCCTACAATCTCGAAGTATCCTCACTTCTTGAACCAAAAGGCAAGAACAAGTTCAACCACGTCTTTGACATACCCCTTGAGAAGCTTCTAACCTACAACGCTATGGACTCTTTCTGTGGCCGACATCTGATGAAGCGGCAGACCAAAGAGTTCAAGGCAGACAAAGATGATGGGGGTAGGCTGTTTGACGCTTATCATAAATTCTTTCTGAAAGGGGCCATCGCTCTCTCTGACATGGAGCGAGCCGGTATTCGCACGAACACGGTATGGTTCCAATCTCAGAAGAAAAAGATAGAAGAGAACATTGAAGAAACCAAGAAAAAAATACTCTGTGACCCCGCCGCTGTAAAATTCAGAAAACAAAAAGGTCGCATTATAAATATCAAAAAGAATGTAGGGGCAGAAGACCTCCGCTATCTACTTGAAACCGTGCTGCGGGTGCCGGTCGAAAAATTCACTGCAACCGATCTGATCGCAACGGACTCAGAAGTTTTAACTCGACTGACCAAGCAGCACAAAATCATTCGGCATATCATCGACCTACGCTCCGATGTTCAAATACTCAAGACTTATCTGCAAGGCTATCTGGACTGGGCCATTGACGGCTTTGTTTACCCCAACATAAACCTTTACCGGCCCACCTCTTACCGAAGTTCCGCTTCAAACCCCAACATTCAGAACGTACCAAAGCGCAGCATTTATATTAGAGAACTCGTTCGACGCGGCATTGTCGCCCGAATCGGTCGCCAATTGGGGGAGGCTGACTTCAGCGGTATAGAAGTCGCCGTGGGCTGCTGCTACCACAAAGACCCCAAGATGATTAGCTACCTCACCGTGGGTGGGGATATGCACCGTGACGCAGCCTGTGACATCTGGCTCTTACCAGCCGAAGAAATATCCAAGATGATTCGGTTCTTTTTGAAGAACCAATGGGTATTCCCTCAATTCTACGGTTCTATTTATATCAACTGTGCCAGGGGTTTGTGGGAGAACAGCATTGATCTTGAAACCACAAGCGGTGAACCCCTGAAAGAACACATGCGATTGAAGGGTATAACCAATCTCGATGAATTTACCGAACATTTGAAGGAATGCGAGAACACCCTCTGGCATAGGTTCAAAGTCTACAAGAAATGGAAAGACCAACAGCAAGCGGACTTTCGACGTGACGGTTATCTTGAATCGTTCTTAGGCTTCAAGTACTCCGATTACATGGGGTACAATGAGGCTTCGAATTATCCTATTCAAGGTACGGCATTTCACTTATTGTTGTGGACTTATATTCAAGTGAACGCCCATCGACGTGAAGAGAAGTGGCGAACGAAAATACCCGCCGAGATTCACGATTCGATGCTCTTTGACTTTCACCCAAAGGAGGTGCCCCATGTAATCAAGACCGTCAAGCAGATTGCAGAAGTACAGATGCCAAAGACCTTTGACTGGATTAATGTGCCAATCAAAATCGAAACCGAGATAGCCCCCGTAGGTGGCTCTTGGCACGAAATTGAACCCTACCATGTATAGGAGATTTACTATGACCCCCGAAGAAATTAAAGATCGAGCAAAAGAATGGATAAGCTCTATCGGCGCGATGAACCTCACGATTGGGGACTTACAGTTGTTTGCTTTCGATGAGCCAGTTTCCGGCCAAAAAGTTCAAGAAGCCGTAAATTCGCTTGCAAAAGAGGGTTTTCTGTGTTACGTAAAGAGCACAGTTCGAAACCCAATCAACCACGAAATGTTGCCGTGCTTCAGAAAAGTGAACCCTCACGAAGAGTTTGAGAAAGTCGTGATGGGTGCCCAATTAGCGAAAGGCTAAAGCAATGTCATTGCACGTAAAGCACCGGCCCCAATCGTTTGAGGGTTTTATCGGTAACGAGAGCATGGTTGAAAGCCTGAAAAACGTGCTCGAACGAAAAGACCCTCCACACAGTTACCTATTCACCGGCCCCCCTGGTACGGGCAAAACAACTCTTGCCAGAATTATCAAGAACTCTCTGGGCATAGACAACTCCAGCTTCTATGAGTACAACACGGCAAACACTCGTGGGATAGACACCATCAGAGATATTGCCGAAAACTGCCAGTACCGGGGTTTGGGCGAGTCAGGCAAGAAGCTTTTCCTACTCGACGAATTTCATCGTAGTACAATAGATGCGATGAACTCTCTTCTGAAACTTTTAGAAGAACCCCCCAACCATGTGTATTTCGTTTTATGCACGGCTGAGATTGAAACCGTCAAACCCACCATCAAAAACGCGGTCAAGAGAAGATGCCATGAGTACGAGTTAAGTCCACTAAAACCCAATGAAACCATTCAGCTACTAAAAGGGGTGCTGAGAAAGGAGGCTGTAGACTTTCAGAATCGAACCAACATTCTAAAGAAGATCGCTATATCGTCTGAGGGTCGGGCGGGGGTCGCTCTGAAACTGCTCGACATGGTTCTGGAAGTCACCAATGAAGAAAAAGCCATTAAGATCATCGAGAAAGCGGTTGTCACCGAAAGCACAGTCATTGAACTCTGCCGACTATTGAACGACACAAAAACGGCCAACACCGCCAAGTGGCCCAAGATTCAGAAAATGCTAAAAGACCTGAAAGAAGCCAATGATGCCGAGAGCATACGCTACGCAATCCTTGGCTATTTCAACAGTTGTCTTTTGGGCAACATCTGGTCTGGCCGACATGCCAAGCTGATAACCTACTTCAGCGAGTCGTTCATGTACTCAGGGTGGGCGGCTTTAACCGCAGCCTGCTACTTCATAAACTTCGCGGAGAATCAAGATGACGTCCCCTACTAAAGTTGAAACTGTTGTAAAGAGCAAGGTATGCCCTCACTGCAAAGACGGCAAATTAGCAGGGGCTTTGTTCTGCCCTCGCTGCATGGAACTTTTGCCGAACGATTTAGTACACGATCTGAACTCGAACGAACCTTACACCCTGGTTGCCGCTTACACCGATGCAACCTTATTTCTAATGAATGATTGGAGGTAGTGTCTATGCCAAAGCCTGTAAAGTCGCCTGTCAAATCGGGGTGGAAAGCACACGCCGAAAAGATGAAACAAGACCTCTTGAAGCGCACCCAAGAGTCCACCGAGCGGCAGAAAGAAGGGGGTAGCACACGCGGCAGCATTTTCATCAAAGAAAAAGTCGCCAATCTGCCGTTCTACGAAGCCAAAAAGGGGGAGCACATCATCGACATCGTTCCCTTTATCGCCGGTCGCCTGCACCCCCGCGATGCCGAAGGTGAGTGGAGCTATGTGGTAGACCTTTGGGTTCACTACAACGTGGGGCCGGAGAACATGCCCATCGTCTGCCCCAAACGCAATTTCGACAAACGGTGCCCGATCTGTGAGCACATGCAGAAAACCCGGCTTGAGAAAGCCGATTGGGATGCTATTCGCCCCAAACGCCGCACCGTCTATCTCGTGTGGCCCCATGATGAAGAGGGCAAACTCGAAAAGATTGGCGTTCACATCTGGGATGTTTCTCACTACTTTTTTGAGAATCACATTGACGAACTCGCCAAGAAACCGAGAGGTGGGGGGTTTGTCATTTTCCACCACCCATCGAAAGAAGAGGGCAAGCAGATTCGGTTCATCGTCAAGTCTGAAGGGTCTTTCACCACGAAAGACGGCCAGAAGGTGGAAAGCAAGGCATTCAGCGGTCATCAGTTTCTTGACCGCGATGCCGACTTGCCCGACAAAATCATGGATCAAGCCATGAAGATTCACCTCGACGAACTCATCAACATGCGGATGAATTACGATGACATCAACAAAATCTTCATGGGCGATGAAGAAGAAGACGAACCCACCGACGAAACCCCCTCTGAAGAACCGGCTGAAGATGAACCCGCCGAAGAACCTGAAGAGCAACCCGAAGAAGAACCCGCCGCCGAAGAAGCTGAAACCGATGACTTTGACGGTATGGATCGCTCAACCCTCAAGAAGTTCATTGTTGAGAACGACCTGAAAGACAAGGTGAAGGTGCTCAAGTCTGACAGCGATGATGATCTCCGCAATAAAATTCGAGCGGTCTACACCCCCGCTGAAGACGAAGAAGATGAAACCGAAGACGTGGTTGAGGAAGAAGCCTCAGACCCCGACCCCCACGGTTTGCTCGAAATGGATCGTGACACACTCAAGAAGTTCATTCTCAAGACCTGGGGCAAAGACAACATACCCTTCAAGATTCTCAAGTCTGACAGCGACGATGCCCTGAGAGAGAAAATCAACAACAATCTTGACGATGAACCCAAATCACCGAAACCCGCAGCTAAGGGCAAGGCAAAAGCCACCAAGAAATCCACAGGGGCAAAAGAGTGCCCTGCCGGTGGTAAGTTCGGTAAGGATGTCGATCAACTCGAAGAGTGCATCGAGTGCAAAATCTATGACGAATGCACCGCTGCATCGGAGGCTTAAATGGCTGAACTGGTCAAGCGTGGCACAAAAGCATCGGAGCTTTTGCCTACCGGCTCGACCCTTCTGAATCTTGCCTGTGCTGACAGCCCCTTCGGGGGCTTCAGCATGGGGAGCATTGTGAATTTTGTGTCAGATTCAGACGTGGGCAAAAGCATACTGGCAATGACCACCCTTGCCGACATCGCTTCAAAACCGGCATACGACCACTACCGACTGATTTATATTCCAGTCGAACCTCTCAATTTCAACATCAATAAACTTTTCGGCAAGAAGCTGTTGAACCGGCTGGAACAACACCCTTTCGAAACCATCGAAGAGTTTTATGTCAACCTTATGAAGTGGTGCTCCGAGAGGCGATCTTTCATCTGTGCGCTCGACAGCTATGATGCCTTGTCGGTTAAAGAAGAGGCCGACAAAGCTGAAGCTGCCAGCAAGCGCAAGAAAGGCCCGACCAAAGATGATGGAGTAGGCTACGAACAGGCCAAGAAAACCAAACTACTGAAAGCCGTGTTGAGACAAGCCGACAGCGACTTGAAGAAATCAAAAAGCCTTCTGATCGTTATTTCTCAAGTCATTCAGAATATGGACCCCGGCATGTTCAAACCAAAGTTCATCATTACCGGGGGGCAAGCCCTGAAGCATTGGCCCCTACACCGGATCATGTTGAAGCCCTTAAAGCCCATCAAAGTGAGAGAACGGCGTATAGGAGCTTACGTCGAAGCCGAAGTCTTCAAGAACCATCTAACCGGCAAGAGAAGAGAGGTGGTTTTCCCCATCTTTTACGACTATGGGGTGGATGACCTTAGCTCTTGCGTTAATTTTCTCGTTGACGAAAAACATTGGAAGAACTACAACTGCACCGAACTAAACTTCAACGGTTCGACAACGCAAGAAGTGGTGGAACACATCGAGAAAAACAATCTGCACCAGAAGCTATTTATCACGGTAGCCAAAGTGTGGAACGAAATTGAAGAAGAACTAAAACTCAAAAGAAAGCCGAGGTTCTAAAATGGGGAAACAAGAAGATATTCAACTACTCGTAGTGAAGGGGGCAATCAGTGATATGCCCAAAGAGCAGAGAGAAAAAATAATGGAATGCTTTGAAAAAATAAAAACCCTCACCGAGTCGTATCAAGGGGAAGGCTACATAGCTCTCGCTTTATTTGGGGCAGAAATAGCAGCCAAAGGGGTAGAGTAAAAATGATATCCCTTTTGATTGACAGCAACGCCCTCTGCCACCGGGCACGTCATGCCATGAAAGGCTCTCAGTTGAGCTACAACGAACTGAAGACGGAAGTTATTTTCAGCTTCTTGAATCAGATTTTCAACTTGGCAAAAGCCTTTGAGACAACTGATATCCACTTCGTGTGGGACTCTCGTGAGAGCAAGCGTCGAAAAATCTACCCCGAATACAAACGCAAGCACAGAGAAAAAACTCCAGAAGAAATCGAATTCGACAACCTGACCCTGCCTCAATTCGATGAAATCAGATGTAATGTTTTACCAAGCATGGGTTTCAACAACATCTATCTGAAAGAAGGGTACGAAGCGGACGACATCATCGCTTTTCTTGTCATGTGCAAAAAGGGCAAGTACACCATCATCAGCCGCGATAACGACCTCTACCAGCTTTTGTTCTATGCGGATATGTACGACCCTCAAACCAAAGTTACAATGACGGCAAAATCATTCTATGCCCGGTTTGGGATATTGCCGAGCAAGTGGGCAATGGTGAAAGCCATCGCCGGGTGCAACAGTGATAACGTGAAGGGAGTGCCGCGAGTCGGTGACGTGACAGCGGTTAAATATCTGCGGTCTGAACTGAAGGAATCAGCCAAAGCCTACACCGCCATCATTGAGAACGAAAAGCTGATTCAATACAATCTGAAACTCGTGAAACTCCCTTTTAATAATGACACCTTCAGTTATAAATTCTGTGAGAACGAACTGAGCACCAAGAAATTTTTAGGGGTATTCACCAAGTACGGGTTCAAAACCTTCATGTCAGATTCAGAATTCCCAGAGTGGGAAAGGGTGTTCAAACTCTAAAACAGAAAGGAGATTTACAAATGGGTGAGCTTCGCTGTCTCAATGAAACTGGTGATACCAAAATGATCTGGGACCCCGACAACAAAGATGAAGTGGACGTTGCGAAAGACCAATTCAAAGCCCTCAAGAAAAAAGGCTTTCAAGCCTACTCTGTCAAAAAAGGTGGGGAGAAAAACAAACCCATTGACGAATTCGACCCGGATGCTGGCATGATAATCATGGTGCCAAAAATCGTAGGGGGGTGATAACTTTGGCAACGGGTTACTATTACGACACAAGCAATACTTGGGACAATTGGACAGGTTCAACCAGTGCCACCAGTACCATCAGCTATTCAAATTCGGCATGGGCTACCTGGACAATTACCACCGGCACAAGCACAGCTACTTCAGACAACACCTATTACGTGTGGACAACTTGGTCAGACGTTGCCGAAGCCCAAAAAGAAACCAGAGAGCAACGCAGGGCAAGAGAAACCCAAGCACGAATTGAAGAGCAAGAGAGATTAGATAAGGCCGCAGCCGTGGCAGAAGCCAGAAAGCAAGCCGAATTGACAGCACAAAAATTGCTCGAAGATTTGCTTGATTCTGAAGAAATGGAAGTATATCAGAAAACCGGCAGAGTCTTGGTCAAAGGTCAAAAGCACGATTACATTCTAACCAAAGGCTATCAGGCAGGAGTTCTTAAAATCGAAAAGGGCAAGGTTCTTGATCTGAAATCGTACAGGGGCAAGGTCAAGGGCCGGAGTCTTTGTGTTCACCCTGTAGACCAATCAAAGCTACCCGAAACCGACAAAGTTATCGCCATGAAAATTGCCCTTGAATCGGAAGAAGCCGAAATGCTCAAACGGGCAAATGACCACGGCGAAAGAGAAATGGAACTCGCTGCAAATGGCTAAAGGTCAGCAAGGTGAACGGGACGTGGCGAAAGACCTCTCTCTCTGGTGGACACACTATGAGAGAGAGGATATCTTTTGGCGCACAAGTGGCAGCGGCGCTCGTGCCACCGTCAGACAAAAAACAAACCTGAAAACCACTAACAGCGCCGGGGACTTCTGCTACATCGACCCCATCGGCAAACCCCTGATTGATTTGCTATTGATCGAAAACAAGGTGGGCTATACGAAATTGATAGACCCCTTGGCCTCTATCGACGGCAAGAAAGCCGATATTCTCGAAGTCTGGTATGACAAGGCCCGTTCTGAGTGTGCGAGTGCTGGCCGCTTTGCTCCGATCATTATTTTCAAACGCAATCGAAAGCAGAGGTGCATACTTATTCCATCTAATCTCTGGTACGAAATTCTAAGGCTTGCCCCAATCAAAGACAAAACCCCTCGAATCTGTATTTGGCCCAAAAGGACTTTCATCATGGGGTTCGATAATTTTCTTTCGTGGTGTACCCCAGAAGCCATCAAAAAAATAGCAAAGGAGAAACTGGAATGAAATACGCCCTCTGCATTGGCATTAACGATTACCCCGGTGTTGAGAATGACCTCTCAGGTTGTGTGAACGATGCCTACGACTGGATGGGAATTCTGAAGCAGTCTGGGTATTCAATCTACAACGTACTCACGAATCAATCGGCAACCAAAGAAAACATTCTGAAGTGCATTCGTATTCTGGTTGAAAAGGCAAAGAGCGGCGATTCCATTTTCGTTCAATTCTCAGGGCACGGCACCTTTGTACCCGACGAAGATGGGGACGAACCAGACGGCGTGGACGAATGTTGGTGCCCTCATGACATTATGCTAAACGGTCCCATCATTGACGATGAGATTTTCGATCTGGCAAGCAAAAAAGAAAATGGAGTTAAATTCATTCTTCTGTCAGACTCGTGCCACTCTGGTACGATCATGCGGTTTGCCAGTTTTATACCCCTACAGAAGCCGAACCCTTTTATTCGCAAGGCAAGATTTATCCCACCAGCTACGTTTTTGCCAATAAAAGCATTGAGCCGGTTGCCTTCCCACCGCTACAATTTCAAGCAGAATCACAATACGAAGCTGCTGCTGAACGCCGCGTTTTACCCCAACCAAAAACCCATGCTTTTGATTGCCGGGTGTCAGGACATCGAGTACTCCTACGATGCGTGGTTCAACAACAAAGCAAACGGGGCTTTCAGCTACTTTGCCATGAAGAAGCTAAGAGAGGTAAAACCCAAAACGTATGGAGAGTGGTTTGACTCGATTCGCTCGGTTCTGCCGTGTAGCCAGTACCCCCAAACCCCCAATATGATAGGGCCAGATGACGGCAAAGATTGGGATATTTTCTCGTGAAAATACTATACGTTTTTGATAAGGGGTCAAACTGCTGGTACTTGCAAAGCATGTTGACCCGATTGTTGGAGCGCAAAGACATCGAACAGTATTCCACCGTTCGACTCGTGAACTACCCCCACTTCAACCACGACCCGTTTGATGTTCTGGTGTATCAGACCTTCCCAGATGAGAACCACAAGGGCAAGTTTAACAAAAGCCTGATCGAACAGGCCGATGCCAAATTGGGAACCTTCAAGGGCAAGGTGCTGTTGTTGGACTCTTTCGACAACGCCAACGGTAATGGGTACACACGATTCCCTTCAAAAATACCGAGAATCAAAGTGTGTGGTGGATCAAAATACCAGCAAGGACATAACTGTGTCTTTGTTCTCCCCGCATTCAATTTGGAAGATTGGTATAAACCTGAATTGAATACCTATAAAAATTTCTTAACGCTGTATAGCAATACCTCGTATGTGCCTGTTCACTGTGCGTTCAAAACCGATGCCAATTATCCTCATACAATCAGAAAAGAAATAATAGAAAAGCTAAAAACTTCTTTTCTATTCCAAACGGCTTTTTGCCGGGTGCCTCTGCCAGACTACCTTTATTTTCTAAATCACGTAAAAATATCAGTAGTGGCCCCAGGGTTCGGGCAAACCTCTCATTCGGCTTATCACACGCTGCAAGCGGGGGCTTGTCTGTTCCACCACAAAAGTCTTCTTGAAATAGAACTTTTCAATGGTCCAATTCTCGAAGATGGAATAGATTTTGTTTCTTTCGATATGAACAATTTTGAAGAAAAACTACGCTTTTTACTTGACAACCCTGAAGAAACTGCCAAAATAGGCAGAAATGGGCAGAAACAATTCGTTCACGGCATTAATCTCAATCTGAACTGTGACTACTTCATAAGGGTGCTCAAGAATGATTTATGACTGCTTCACATTCTACAACGAGCTTGACTTGCTCGAAATCCGTCTGCACGAGTTGGCTCCTGTCGTGGACTTCTTCGTGCTGGTAGAGGCCGAGCAAAGATTCGACCTTTCTAAAAAGCCCCTCTACTACCAAGAAAGTCAGAAGAGCTTCGAGAACTTTAAGGATAAAATAATTCACATACCCCTGAAGCGGTTGAAAGGGCACAACCTTGAAGAGTGTGGGGTGTTTCAACACAATCAGATAATGAAGGGACTTGAGAAAGCAAAGCCTGAAGACAAAATCATCATTGGGGACTCTGATGAAATCGTCAGCCGTAAGACGATTGAAGAGTTTGTCTGGTCTAATCATCCATTCTACACAACCCGTATTCGCCCCATGCGGCAGAATATGTTCATGTTCTACGTCAATTGGCATTGGACTACTCGGTGGAATGGTTCTGTCATTGTTGAATTCGATGTTCTAAAAAACCTCTACAACTCAAACCCCCGAACCGCCCGACTAAAGCGCAGACACGGTAAGACAGCCTCACACGCTGGCTGGCACTTCAGCCAGACCGGGGACAACTACGACACCTACATGCGACGAATCAACAGTTACCACTATGAAGGTATTGCCGTGAATTATGAACAACTCATCGCAGCCAAACGAAAAGGGATGTTTGAGTTAAGTGTAAAACAGAGAAAAGCTGTCATGGTGCCGATTACCTACGAAACCCACCCGAAATACTTGGTTGATAACCAAGACAAGTTCCCTACCCTGATAGGTGAAGACATTGAACTATGACTCCAGAATCGAAGATTTAGAATGGATAGATCACCCTTACTATAGGAATAGTAACCTCAAAAGTTGTGGCAAGAACGTGACAATTTATCCACTTGCTAAAATCATCTTTCAGGAACACCTCTCTATCGGCAATTCGGTAGTCATAGACGATTTCGTGTTCATTGCCATTCATGGTTCCATAGGCGACTTTGTTCACATCGCTTCTTTCGTTTCGATTACGGGCCGGGGCACGTTCATCATGAAAGACTTCACCTCCATTGCTACCGGGTGCCGGGTGCTGACCGGCAACGAAGATTGGCATGGCAACTACCTGAACAACCCAACCGTACCCCTGCCATATCGGAACGCAAAACGGTCAACCACGATAATGGAAAATCACGCCACCCTCGGCGCAAACTGCGTTGTCATGCCGGGGGTTACAATCGGTGAAGGGGCTTTGATCGGGGCGGGGTCTTTGGTCATGAAAGATTGCGATCCATGGTCGGTGTACGTGGGGGCACCGGCTCGAAAGGTCAAAGAGTACCCGCCTGAAACAATTCTCTCAATCGAGAGAAAACTTCGAGAGGAGTTCTACAAAGATGGAATCTATCAAGAAGCCGTTATACGTGGGTTGCCCGAATCTCGCTGGCAGAGGTAAACTCAAAGCTGCCATCGACACCATTTTCAAAACCCGAAGACTGACCAATGACGGCCCCTATGTAAAGGAGTTCGAAAAGCAAATCTGCCAGTTTCTAAACGTGCCCCATGCCATCGCTGTCTGCAATGGCACGGTGGGTTTGCAGATTCTTGCCAAAGCACTTGAATTCGAGCAAGGGCACAAGAAAGTGGTAGTACCGGCGTTTACCTTCCCCGCAACGGTGTACGCCATGAATTGGATTGGTGCTCAGATCACATTTGCTGACATCAATCGACGCTCCCACAATATCGACTACCCCGGCAGAATAGACCCCCGTTTCTCGTATTTGCCTACCCATCTTTGGGGTCGGCCCTGCCACACATGGGCGAGTCAGAAGATTGCGAATGTTTCCATAAGACCGGCTGTGATCTTCGATGCCGCCCACGCTTTCGGCTGCTCTCTAAATGGAGTAAAAATCGGTAGCTTTGGTCTTGGAGAAGTTTTTAGCTTTCACGCAACCAAAGTGGTGAACTCGTTTGAAGGGGGGGTCATTACAACTCGTTTCGATTCAATAGCCGATACATGTAGACTCTTGAGAAACTTCGGCTTTGAAGGTTACGACCTTTCAACCGAAATCGGCACCAACGGCAAGATGAGCGAGATTCACGCGACAATGGGGTTATGCTCCCTTGAAAATTATCACCGCTATGTTGCCCACAATCTTTACAACTACCAAATCTACAGAGACAATCTTGAATTCGTGGTGTATAGATTCCTACGGCATAAATTCGAAAACACTCCAAACTACCAGTATGTTGTTATCGAGCTAAACCCCGAAGTTAGGGATACTGTAATGCAAGCTCTATGGGCTGAAAAAATCTATGCTCGACGGTATTTCTACCCCGGCGTTCACCGCATGGCCCTTTACGAACCCTTAAACATTTCGATGCCCAACACCTCTTTCGTGGCAGAACGGGTGCTGGTGCTGCCGAACGGCACAACCGTAAACGGCAAAGACGTGCAAAGAGTCTGCCGAATAATCAGAAAGGAGATTGAAAAGTGGCGAAAGGCAAAGGCAAGCAAAACAAACCCAAAAAAGGCAAAGGCAAAGGAGGCAAGTGCTAATGGCTAAGAAGAAACTGATTTCTGAACATCTGGAAGAATTGGGCAGTCTGATAACGAACCCTGAAATGGCACGGTGGGCCGAGAAGTTCGATGCCGGGGAGCATGGCGCAAAAGCCGCCGCCAAGCACATTCGCCTCAACCTGAGTGCCGTGGCGAAAGAGTGCAAAGCCCTTCGCATTCTGATTCAAGACCGCAAGGCCAAACTTTCATAAGGGAAAGGTGCTCGCCATGTTCGATGAAAAATATTTCAGAAAGAGAAAGTTTCTCTCATGGCGAGCACCTTTAGTTTGCCCCGCTTTCAAGAGTGTGTTCAACCCGACATCCGTTATTGACTTTGGTTGTTCGATTGGTGAACTGGTTTTTGAATTCAACCACCTTTGCATACCGGCCATAGGGGTTGATAATTCCCCAGACTTGTTTTATCACAGCCACCCCGAAACCCCCATACTGTTATGGGATATTTGTAGAGAACTGCCCACACGCTCACAGTTTGACTTGGCATTGTGCATAGAGGTTATTCGATTCATAAGTGACGTGCAGTTGGAATACCTTATTGACAACTTTCAACATCACTCGAAGCGGGTCTTCATCGGCTATGGTGGAGATAGAAAAGACTACGTAATCGGCAGAATGGTGGAGCGTGGCTACACCCAACACGTTCAGCCCATCGAAAGACTGAAAGAGAAACTGGAAAGAATAAAAGAAAAACCTGCCATCAAAGCCATCTATCACGGTGGAATGTACTTTACCCGATCATGATTAAAAAACTTGTCATAGAGAATTTTCAGTCGCACGAGAAGACCGAACTCAACCTCGACCCCGGCGTAAACGTCATTACAGGGGTTTCTCAGAGCGGCAAGACAGCCATTTTGAGAGCCTTGTACTGGCTGTTTCACAACCGCCCCTCGGGGGAAAGAATCAGAAGCCACTTTGCCAAGGGTGCCACCAAGGTAATGATTGAGACTTCTGAAGGAGATTCGATCTGGCACGTCAAAGATGATAAGTATAATTCCTACGCTATCGGAGACAACCTCTTCGATAAAATAGGCAAAGACGTGCCCGACATGGTTCAACGTGCCCTCAGAATATCAGAGTTGAATGTTCAGAAACAATTGGACGAACCCTTTCTCGTTACCTCTTCAGCCGGTGAAGTCGCCAAGACCATCAACCGCATTACCCGGCTCGAAATGGTGGATAATTGGGTATCTGACCTCACCTCTAAAATCAATTCGATCAACCGTGAAAAGGAAAGACTTGAAGCCGAAATTGAGGCTTCTAAAAATAAAATCAAATCATATCGAGTACTTGTACCACTTCAGCCCATTTTAGACCGGGCTAAAGAAATAGACGAACGACTTGATAAATTAAATGAATTAAAGAGTAAAATCACATACTTAACATCTGACATAGATGATAAATCCGCTGCGTTTATTAAATTCGAAACTCTGCGATCATCTCTTTCAGGCATTTTAGATGCCGCTGAAAAAATAAATACCGAAATCGAAAAACTCTCTGAGAGGGCCAAGGTTGCACGATCTGCCATAAAAGCCCATAGAACCCTTCTCAAGCAAAAAGGTGCCTTAGAATTAATCGAGAAAGTGGTTGCTTTAGAAGAAAGCAAGGTTTCTCTGAGCCAAAAATCGAAAATCATAACCGAAGCCCAGACCAAGCTTGATTATTTTCAAAAAGCTGACCAGTTACGAAAGCACTCCAAGGCCCAACTGCTTGACGCTTTGAAACAGACCAAGACGTGCCCCACCTGTCTACAGCCCATAGATGACAAAGCCATTAAGAAATTAGTGGGGGAAATATGAGCAAGGTCGATAGCATCTTTAATTTCAAAAGTATTAAAAAACAAGACACACTCAAATATCTAAAAGAAAAATACCCAGATGAAAATTGGAAAGCAAAGAAATCAGGATTTGGTTGGACATACGAAAACAACAAAGGCGATAAAGCTTGGTGGTGTTCTGCGCTTTCGCCAAGATACGATGGAGACGATGACAATTTCATGCTTCAATTCCATATTTACAGAAAAAATAAGACCCCCGAAAGAATTTGGTGATATATGAAACTGTTGCTTCTATCTGACGTTCACCTTTCGAGCAAGACCCCCATCGCCAGACTGGACGATTATCGAAACACCTGTCTGCAAAAGTTTGAGTACGTGCTCAAGTACGCTCAGAAAATCAATGCCCAAATTCTACAAGCAGGGGACTTGTTCGATAAGCCGAGAGATTGGTTTATTCTGTTAGACTTGGTAAAGCTTCTAAAAAAATACAACAGAGCAATTATCTGTGTGTACGGGCAGCACGACACGTATATGTATTCCGTTGAGAATCGAGAGTACACAGCTATGGGGGTATTGATCCACAATCAATTGGCAATTAACCTCGATGAACGGCCCCTTGAACTCACTGGCAGTTCTCACACATTATATGGAGCTAACTTTAGCCCTGACTTCAAAATACCCAAACCGATTACAAAGGGGCCAAACATATTGGTCGTGCATGGCATGATCTCCGACCAAGCATTGTACCCCGGCCAATCGTATTATTCGGCCAAACGGTTTCTGCAAGACTATAAGGACTACGACCTGATTCTTTGTGGAGATATGCACCGGCATTTTTATTTCTCAGAGAAAGGCCGGTATCTGGTGAACACCGGCCCTATGATGAGAAAAGATGCCTCACACTATAATTTTTCCCACGAACCCTGCTTCTATGTCTACGACACCGAAACCAAGAAGCTCTCAAGAGGCAAGATACCCCACAAGCCAGCAAAGGAGGTGTTGAGCCGAAAACACATCGAAGCCCAGACTGAATCAGACACGATGTTGGAATCATTCATCTCAGCCGTTCGAGATGATAAAATGGAAGTCGGTGCCAATCTGGTTGACAACATTCATGCGTTTTTGAGAAAGAACAAAATCGAAAAGACCATCTGTGACATTATCGAAGAAGTCATGAGTCGCTATGATAAGGAGCCAGAATGAAACTCAGAGATATAATACTTGGGGTAATTGGTGGCACAATACCCCTTATAATTTTGCTTGTTGTTGCTTGGTGGTTTGACTCCACTAAATCACATGACTCCCAACCAAAACAAATAGCGCGAGTAAGTTTCGTAGAAGATGGAATAATAAATTTGCCAAGCAAGAATCTCAATATTGGTGACGCAGCAATAGTAATACGAATAACTCCCAACACTGAAGTAACTATGGCATTTACGTATGAAAAAAAATGTGATGAAGGTACTTTAGGTGTTACTGTAGTCGGTGGAGGCTGTTGGGTCTTTCGTGGGTTTTCAGAATGGTTTGAAGAAAAGGAGATAAAGTGATGTTTGAGAAAGAGGGGTTCGAGAAAGAGAGACAAGATTCAATAAAAGCAATTGACAATGAATTAGAACGTCTACACAAAACCATGAAACTTTTAATTGACCACCCCGATAGAATAATTGGGGATTTACTACACTCCGATGTTCACGATGAAATCTCACGTCTTCACAGATTACTTGAAGACATAGCCAAAAGATACAATGGACTGGAGTACTAAATGAACATTCAACAACTCAAACGCCAGCACGACGAAGCCAAGACCAAAGCTGCCGTAGCTGAAGCCGAATTGAACCGGCTGATGAAAGACCTCAACGCTCTTGGCATAGCTGACCTGAAATCTGCCGAGAAGGAACTTGCCAAGATCGACAAAGAACTCTCACGGCTTGACAGCGAACAACGAACCCTGCTCAAAAAAGCCGAAGAGATTTTGGGAGAAGAAGAGTGAACCTCTCTGAACTCGAAACCATCATCACCAAGAAGAAAGCCGAGCGAGCACTCCTAATTTCGCAAAGGGATGAAATGCAAACTTCGCTCGAACGTCTACAGGTTGATTCAGAACACCACACCAAAGCAAGATGGATACTTGCCGAGATTGCCAAAGAAACCCAGAAGAACTTTCAGACCAAGGTTGAAGCCCTTGTCACCTCTGCCATTCGAGCCGTGTTCGAAGAGCGACCATTTCAATTCAAACTGATATTCGAGCAAAAGCGAAATAAATTCGAATGCCGCCCGGTAGTGGTGGAAGGCGATAGCGAATACGAACCCAAAGACGAATTAGGCGGGGGCATCATCGACCTTATCAGTTTCGCTTTCAGGGTTGTGCTCTGGCACCTTGAGAACCCCAAGAGCCGAAACGTGTTTGTGTTGGACGAACCCATGAAGTTTGTCGGCAAGGGGGACTTACTCATGAGAGCCGGTCGCATGATTAAAGAAATCAGTCACCGATTGGGCTTTCAGATCATCATGGTTACACATGAGCCTGAACTGGCAGAGATAGCAGACAAGGCATGGCAAGTAGACCATGACGGCACTCGAAGTAATCTCAGGCTGATTGTGGGCAATAAACCCGAAACCAAAGTCAAGAAGCTTATCAAAAGGGGGAAGTAAACAAATGCCCGTACCAGAAGTTGAATTTTGTGGGGAGATAACCTACGAGAGCGAGAACTCCTATCTGGTGTTTGATGGAATGAATAAAGTCTGGCTACCAAAAAGCCAAGTGATCGAAAAGCGAAAAATAAAAGGCCGAGACTACGAGTTTACAATCCCACAATGGTTGGCTGAACTGAAAGGGATAATATGAATAGATATGACGTAATGGAGATTGGCAAACATTGTTTTGATACTCATGAAGCCCATCGACATAAAATTGACGAGCACAACAATCTTCATCTGATGGACGAAAATTTTGAAGACATCTTTGTATATAAAAAAGATCGTTGGGATTGGTTCAGAGTGGTAAAAGAATAGGCCCGGCAATCAGCACCGGGCCTAAATCTTACACGCACTCCTTTTTATCCATCTCTTTCAACTTCAACTGTGCCCTGCCATTATTGTATGCCTTGGTGGTATCGGCCCCCTTTGCTCCAACAATGGCTGCCCCCAAGATCGAAGCGAATTTGATACCCAACAGCACCACGGCTTGTGCCTGTGGGGAAAACCCCGAAATGGCCTGTTTAAGAAGTTCTAAAGTTTCGGTATCGCCCAGACCGACATACAAAATCGCCAAAGCTATTCCATACGGGCCAAGAAGCTGACTGAGAAATTCACTGGTCATGAAACCGCTTTTCATTTTTCCCCACCCCCTTTCACATCCATTTTAGATATTCGTCAAGTTGATCGAGTTCCCACAACACCATGAATTTGTCAATGGGCTGAAATGGTTTTACAGAAAGCTCCGGCACCCCGGCAAAGTCGGGCAATCGGCGTTGTAGTAACAGGGCAAATGCGGGGTTCAATTCGGCCTCTTTCATGAGGTACCCCACAAGCCCCTGCATCGAGAGAACGTCCTTTTCTTGAACGAACGTGCGAATCTTGTCAACCGTCTTTCGAACTTCAGGTCCATTGGTCAGCTTGAACCCGATACCCAAAAGAGTTGTGTCGATGATGATTTCGTGCATTTGCTCCGGCTGAATCTTTAGGTACGTGCCGATAGCACAAATCACGCTGTTTGAGTATTCGGGTTTGAGACAGACTGGAGTTACCGGGGGTTTGTAAACCGTGTCGCAGCCAACGATGAAAAAAAGAACGATGAACACAACAGCGAACAGCTTCTTCATAGAACACCTCCTATGTTTGGGTTTGCCACCTTTCAATTGTGGCATTGTGATATGCAAGCATATCTTTTAGTAGGATAACCTCAAACGGTTTAAAAATCAAGTCATCGAACCCCGATTGGCGACACTCGACCAAATTGAATAAGGTTTTATATCCAGTAATTCCAAGAATGATTAGAAGGGGGTCTAGTCTCTTCATCTTGCGACAAAGGGTAAGACCATCCATCCCAGGCAAGTGAAGATCACAGATAACTATTCTTATAGATTTAAATTTTTCGATAAGAAGCAGGGCTTCAACGGCGTTCGATGCTTCCTTCGCTTGCAGACCAGACCTTTCAACTGTTTGTTTTAGAATTTCTCGAACGCTCGTTTCATCTTCAACGATTAGAACCTTGCACATCAGACCCCTCCGACTCTTCTTCGAGTTTGAACCGATTGGCTTTTTTGATCGTGGCAAACATTCTCATGGACATTCTAATAACGATAACTGTTATTATAAAAAGATGAATCGCAGAGCGAGTTGTCCAAACAAAGCTGTTGGTAAAATCAGAGAAATCCGAAAGGTCATTGTCATTAATATGAAAATAGCGAGCTACCGCACCCAACCCGCTATAAAACGCTTTGGAGGCCAAAAGAATTGTAAAGTAAATATAAATCTCGCTGGCATTGCCAATATTTTTCCACCACCAAATAAACAGAAAAAGACCCCAGGCGGAGACTACTGCGATTGCCACGTACAACCATAAGGTTACATCCAACAGGTAGTCAGGCATCGTCTTTTCTACACTCCTCGATGATTTTCATGGCGCAATCGGGGTTCTTTCGAGCAACTGATAGAAACCACCGTTCGTCGCCATCCATAGTGGCTTTCGCCAATTTTGCATAACGGTTGTCAAGAACGGTCTTTTCTTTTTCCATCTGGTTGATTTGCTCAAGCATACGGCTTGTGCTTATGTAGCCGAAAAACCCCCTCAAGCGTTCTACCAATCTCATGCCTACCATGATTAGTTCTCCTTTCGATTTACAAGGATTTCTAGTAGGGTTATGAGCTTACCGTAGCGTTCCGAATCTGACCGTGAGACTTCGATCAGTTTGTTCAAAGCCGTGTCTTTGCTTTTCAGTAGCCAGAATAGAAGAAAGATAACCAGCAACAGGGCTACAATCACAGGGGAAGCTTTGAAGGCTTCGAGAACGTGTTCTGATTCTACGTTCATAGCTCTACCACCCGAATTCTGCCATCGACTTCGTAAATGTTATCCAAAGAGGTAGCAGCCAAGAAAGTCACCTTGTAGGGAGAGGCCGCTGCCGTACCGTAGGCTTTCACTTGGGTCTTCAGTTTGGTGTCATCATAGACCGAAAGCCCTATGACCATATCCGTTGTGACATCGGTGCCATCTTTATCCACAACAATTACGTCAGACCCATCAATGTTCAATTCTTCGCCTGTGGCAAGCACGTTGACAAAATCGGCATAGATTGGGAATGATTCATCCGGCTGCTTGTAAATCGTTTCGAGACTCGGCTTTGTATCACCCACCAAAACCACCTCCCTCCATGTACTGGCAATCTTATCATGAATAAAAGTTGATGCAATACTTTCGTGTTCAAAACCCGAAATTTCCGGATGGGTAAAGATGGGGGTTATAGATTCATGAGTGAAAACCTCTGAAATGTCTTCCCTCTCAAAGCCAATTTCAGCATCGGGTACGTAGAACGTAGTCGAAGTGGTAGAGCTTGAAGTTGTTGTCCACCCCGAAGAAGTGGTCTTGGTTGTGCTCGATGTCGAAATGGTTGAGGTGGTCGTATGGGTCGTGGTCGTGGTGGAATATGTCTCAGCCCCCCAAACTCCAAACACGAACGGGGCGCTGTTGATCGGTCCAATATAACCAAACGCATCGTAGGTAGCCGCGTCATCAACCGTGCGCTTGTAATAATGAAATGCCCCAGATTGCGCACGAAGCGA